TCAAGACCAGGACAACCTATTCAAAAGTTTAGAGCTGATGATATTATAATGGGAGGAACTAACCTTACAGGAGGTGGTGATAATACTCAAGTAGTAACTCTATTAAAAGAATTAATAACAGCCGTTAAAAGTGGTGGGGACGTTTATATTGATGGAGCTAAGGCAGGTAAATCTATGGTTATGGCGACTTCCAATATTTAATAATATTTATAATAAAACAACAACTTAAAAATTTAAAAATTATGGCAAATTCAATTGAAAAAATGTTTAAAACAGACGGTTCGGCTTTAGGAGTTCCAGTATCACCAGCGAGTCCACAAGCACCAGATGCTGTTAGTGTTGTAGGTAATTCATTACTCCACAATCAATATTCTAATTTAGGTGATCCTACTCTAACTAACCCGGCGTATGATAATTTTGGAGCAGGAGCTATGGGGTACACAAACCCATCAACATCACAATTAGGTGAACAAACTCAAGCATACCAAGAACCAGTAAACAGATACGCAAATAAATTACCTGACGGAGCAGCAGGAATCTAAAAATAAACTATGCCTCTAATAAATTTCCAAACAGATTTAACTAATCTGCCTTGGGGAAGAGATAGACGTGATGGGGCTGATAGCAATCAACCCTACATTACTTCTGAAATTCCATCAGGGTTAGAATCTGATGACCTTCCTGTAAGATCAGGCCCTGATTTTATTGTTAGAGGAGGATTAAAATCAGTTTCAAATGCTTTAGATGATGTAAGTCGATTAACACAAATGTTTATCGATACTAAAAATCCATCAGCAGGTTTAGGATTTATAGCTAAACAAAATATATTATCTAGAACATCAGTTAAAACCCCAGCTTCATTTGGTTTAGGATATGCAGGGGCAACACCTTATAAATGGGAAGAAGGACCAGGAGGATTGAAAGCGGCTGGGGGTGGAAATATTAATCAGGGAGTTTATACACCTATAGGAACTTTAGCAACAGCTTTAGGTAATGGTTTAGGATTACATGCTAATTTATTAGGTTTAGATCCTTTTTCACCTATGAGTGGTGTAGTAGAAGGATCGTTATTTGGGGGTGATTTAGGTTTAAATACTTATGAAGCTGCTACTAAAGTATTTAATGAAACTTCTGATGGTAATAGATTAGTTAATTTCTATAATAGAGCTACAGAGGTAGGAACTAATGAAGATCAAAACATATTTTCTTATAGTGGGGGTCCTGGAGCTGTATTAGGAATAGGTTCAACAAATATTAGATTTGCAGATCAAAGAACAGGAGTTGCGAATGCCCAATCTGTTTCAAACCCAGGACAATTTTATTTAGGAGGTATTAGTAATAGAGCATACCAAACTGATGATTCATCCAAATTCCAATACCAACTATCAATACAAAATAATGCAACCTCTAAATATGGTCAATTATACTTAACATCCTCCCCCGAAAAATTCAAATATCAAAGGGATAGAGAATTTTTATTTGAGGATCCATTCTCAACAGCACCCAAAGCTATTGAAAAGGGAATAAATGGTCCTTATCAAACTTTTAATTATAAAGTAGATGGGTTAATAGATGAAATAAATTCATTTACTGATGATGAAACTGGAAAAGTAACAACATGGGTTTCCCAAAAATTTATTGTAAATAGTAATGTATTATATAAAAATAATTCAAGAACATTTACACTACCACAAATAATAGGTAAAGATAATATAATTGAGGGACAACAAACAGGTTTATACCCCACAGATTTTAGAAAAGAATTATATGATGTTAATGGTACTAATTTAGAACAAACAAAACAATCATCAGTAATAAGTTTATCTCCTAATTATAGAGATAAAAACAGAGACGAAAGACTTAATATGGGGATGCCTGGAAAAGAAGGAGGAGAATTAAGAGAAAATTACTTAGGGAAGAAAAATATATGGAATTATGGCTTACCAGCAAATAAATTACAAGCATTAGATAAAATAACATCAATGCCTATGTACGATGGTACAGGGCCAGATACAAACCAACCCATTAATGATTTAGTTAAATTTAGAATAGCAGCTATAAATAATGATAAAACCAATGGTGAAGCTGTTTATATGCATTTTAGAGCTTTTTTAGATAATATAACAGATAATTATAGCGCTACTTGGAATGCTGTTAATTATGTAGGAAGAGGAGATACATTACATAATTATGGAGGGTTTGATAGAACTATTAGTTTGGGATTCACAGTTGCTGCCCAATCAAAAGCAGAACTTATTCCTATGTATAAGAAATTAAATTATCTAGCTTCAACCCTAGCACCAGATTATACAGCAGCTGGATTTATGCGAGGTAATTTAGTAAGACTAACTATAGGAGGTTATTTATATGAACAACCAGGTTTTATAACATCCTTAACATATGATATTGGTGAAGATACTCCTTGGGAAATAGCTATTGATGCAGAAGGAGGATCAGATGGTAGTGTTAAAGAACTTCCGCATGTTATTAAAGTAAGCGGGTTTCAGTTTACTCCTATTCATACATTCCTACCTGAAAAGCCAAACAAATCAAATAATCCAAATAGTAAATTTATTGCATTAAGTAATGGTGTAAATAATAATTACAATGATGAGTATTTAACATATCAACCAACAAAAGGAAGTGGTGGAGATAACAATAATCAAACCTAATGAATAGATATTCTAACGTAAAAGAAATAAGAAATACAAATGAGTTTGTGGGTACTATTGGTACTCTATATTATACTAACAACACTTATCCTGAAGTTCTACCAAATGAAAATGATATTTGGGTTGAAACTGAATTTGGGGATAGGTTAGATTCATTAGCATTTCAATTTTATAATGATGTTACTTTATATTGGGTAATATCTATTGCAAATCCAAATAAAATAAATATGGGCTCTTTATACTTAAACCCAGGCACTCAAATAAGAATCCCAACAAACATAGTTCAAATAGTAGATAGTTATAATGTATTAAATAGGTAAAGTTATGAGTAATTTTTTAGGAACTCCCTTTGATCCAGAGGTAAAAAAACAAGTAGAAGTAAGACAAAATTCATTAGGAAAGTATACTAATATTCCTTCTAAAGATCTTCAATACTACACTACTAAAACCCCATTCTTAAGATTAGCAAGCTCAGTTGATTTAGAATTTTATAACCCATTAAAAGGAGTCCCTAAACAATTAAAAAATTTAGGATATGATGTTGGAACATGGGATGGAGATTATTTAGCAAAAAATGTTATTTTACAAGGAGGAGTAGTCAGTGAAAATGATAGTTTTGGTTTACAAGCTGGTTTAAATAATGGTAGTAGTATATTTAATGGCGCTTATGGGTGGGGAGGAACATCAGAAAGAGGATATGTTCCTATGCCGGGTATTACAAATGCTGATGTAACTTATTATAATAATGGGGCTTTATCAAAAACTACTATAAATATAAAATGTTATAATAAAGCTCAATTCCAATTAATAGATATACTTTACTTAAGACCAGGTTATACTTTATTATTAGAATTTGGACATTCTGTATGGTTAGATAATGAGGAGAAGCTCCAATCTATGGATAACTTTCTAACAGAACCCATGTCTAAATTCCTTAATCCTAATGGAGCAAATCAATATCAGATATATAAAGCCATTGAAGAAGCAAGAAAAGAATATGATTATAATTATGAAGCTGTTTATGGTAAAATAAGTAATTTTAATTGGCAATTCAATAGTGATGGTAGTTATGATTGTCAAGTTCAATTAACTTCTATAGGTGATGTTATTTCATCTTTAAAATGTAATATTACTGATCCTAGTTTAGTTGATATTAAAACAGATGACAGAGGATGGTGGCAAAAATTATGGACAACAGATCCAGACCCTGCCCAACAACCCCCATTAGTAGCAAATGCAAATAAAACAGTAATAAATAGAGAGTTATATGGTATCTACCAAACAGCTCAATTTTGTTGCAAAGGGCATCCTACAGAACTTGAAATACCCACTCTTATAGATTATAAACTTTTAGATTTTATGGGAGTAAATAAAAAAACAGGAAAACCAACCAAACCAGGATATCTAATGTTTAAAAAAGGATTACTTGCTATTCCTTCAACTGTAACAGATTTAAAGGAAAATGAATCACCTCAAGTTTATATAAAATACGGAGCCTTTTTAGCTTATTTACAATCAAAAGTTTTACTATATAATAATAAAAAATCAACTCCCTATGTTGTTTTTGATATGGATTTTTTCAATCTTGACGAAGATGAAAATGTCATATTAAAGGTCCCGGGACAATTTTCTTCTGATCCTAGAGTTTGTTTAATCCCTTATACAAATACTAATTTTAAAGACCACAATACCCTTAGTGGTTTATCTGACGAAAATGTAAAACTTCCTAACACAGGTCTTAATAAAGTTTTATCTAGAACTAAGTGGGATTATGAAACATATTTAGGTAGAATAGGTAACATTATGGTTAATATTAATTATTTAGCTACTTGTTTAATAGATGGGGAAGATGATAAAGGTAATATTAACATTATTAATTACCTTAAAATTATCAACTCAGGAATAATAAAAGCCTTAGGTGATATAAATGAATTTACAATTAAGCTATCCGATGATGGTACTAAAATGATATTTAATGAAAATATCCCCCAAAGAAGAGAAAAGGTGTTTTCTATATCTGAATATACTAGGTTTAATGTATATGGGGTAAAACCTGGGATTGAGGGTAGTTTTATTAGGAGTGTAAATTTAAATGCTTCAATTCCATCAAATTTTGCCTCTATGATATCTATTGGAGCCCAAAATAACGCAAATCAAATTTCTGAAAACGCAACTTCCTTTTCAAATTATAATATGGGGTTAAAAGATAGAATTATTGAAGTAAAAGAAAGTGTTTACCCAAAACCAAATGCGAACGGGGTAGAAGAAGAAGAAGAAATAACAATTAAAACCAATTTTGAAGATAATATAAATACAAGTAAAGAAAATAGTTTATTTATAACAATTTACGGAAAGAAAAGATTCCTTTCAGAAAATATAGATTCTTTAATAAACCACAATAAAACTCATGCTAGTTTAATTGTAGGAAAATTAACTAAAGAAAACCAGATCCAATCCCCATTCTTTTTACCTTTTAACTTTTCATTAGAAATGGATGGACTTTCAGGTATGAAATTATATCAAAAGTTTTTAATGACTAATGATATTTTACCCACAACATATGCTAATGATGGGGTTGATTTACAAATTACAGGTATAAACCATAAGATAGATAAAGATGCTTGGATTACAGAATTAACCACACAAAGTGTAGCAGCTGAAACTATGACAACCGTAGCAAGACCAGCTGAATTGGTATCAACTGCTACAACCCAACAATCATCTAACCTATCTAATTCTTTACCTTTATCAAACACAGAAGCCCCAGCTTCCCAAGATCCGGAATCAATTACAAGATTTAATGCAATGCAGTCATCATATAATTGGGTATTTAGTAGAGATGGTGAAGTTAAATCGATGTGTGCTAGATGGTCTTATAATTTAGCTTTAAACTATGTAAAATATTTAAAAGGTTACAACCCTGAAAAAAGACAACTAGCAGCTGGTGGTAATGCTAATAATAATCAAGAATATTATAATAATTTAACAGCTTTAGGATATACTAAAACTCAATCAGTTGTAACTAAATCACAATTATTAAATTCATTAGCTACTCGTACTTGGGGTTATGGAGATATAGTAGCTTATTATTGTAATGATGGTCCTACAAATATGAGTCATGTAAAATATGGCCACACACAAGTTTATGTAGGGGATATTAATTCTACTAAATGGACAACATCAACCCAAACCAACTATAATACTGATTTCCCTTATAGATCAAGGGTGGGAGATAATTGGACGTATTTAATATTTACAGCACCCTCAACATCATAATTATGTATATTCCAAAAAGTAGAATACTAACAAACCAATATACTAACGATAATAAATTAGTGTATAAAAGCAATGAGGAAAGTTATACCGGTTTTTACTATAAAACTTTTGAAGGTAAATATTTTACAGGTAAAACCCAAAATGATCCCCCAAATGAAGAATTAATAGAAGTAGAAGATATAAATTCTCTTCCATCAACTGAAACTCCCCAAAACTCAATAGCCTATAGTGATGCACCAACTATTTTTGATGACATAAACACTCCAGGATATTCAGAAAGAATGGTAGTAAAATATGCTACTTTACAAGAAGTAGATTTAACCCAATCCACATTAATTAATATGCCGACCCAATTTCACCCTAATCCAGGGGAAGAGGAGTATGCTATTGGTAGTTTTACTAGATATTTTTGTGTTAAAATCAACCAACCAATTTGGCTTGAAATTTCACCTGAAACTTTTATGAAATTAGATAGTAGAAGTGGTGAGTGGTTGTGGCAACCTTACCAACTAGTAACTTTACAGTGGGTTTTAGTAGGAGAAAAAAAATATGTAGCTAATACAAATAGAAATATTATATTATTAGCTGAAAAAAGAAATAAAGTAGTAGGCCTAAATAAATTTCTAAGAGGCAATTGGTTAAAGTTTTACAAAGAAGTTTAAATTACAATTTGGTTGTTTGATTTTTAGTTTGTATATTAATCAAAAATAAAGTTATGTTTTGGTTAGTAGAATCTGAGGATCAAATAAAAAGGTTTTGGCAAAGTGGTTATAAGGAAGCATTTGTAGAAGTAATTCCATATAATGATACTATTCACCCTACCCAAAATAAAGTTTGTGCTATTTATATTCGTCCGTTAGTATCAACGAAAGGATTTATGTTGCCCATTTCGCATAGTGAAACGATTAATGCTAGTATTGACAATATAAAACACATATTATCAAATTATGATGCGTTGTATGTGCGTGATAAGAAAGAATTCTTACATTATTTTCCACTAAAAACTCTTTATGACATAACACTTAATTCTCATACGTATATACGCGAGACAACACAAACCCACTCTTACTTCTACAGCAAGATGGGTGATAAAAAAGATATAAACAGAATAATACCTATAGTTAAACATTATGAGTATTGTGAAAATCTATTTAATAACTTAAAATTAAAAATAAATGAGCCAATCAACGACTTTTACAACACAAAAGCCTCAGTGGTATTCAACGCCGTGGAGCGAAGTGGTTTACGAATTGATAGAGAAAAATTCCAATCGCACTTTCACGATGTCGATGGAGATTACGTCTACACCCAATTCAACTTCAAAACCCTCACAGGAAGACCAAGTAATAAATTCAAAGGAGTAAATTATGCCGCAATACCTAAAGACAACGGCAGTAGAGAAAGTTTTATCGCAAGTAATGATTGCTTGCTTGAGCTTGACATTGGTGCTTATCATCCTACTCTTTTGGCTAAGTTGGTCGACTATGATTTTGGTGATGAAGATATTCATACTGCCTTTGCAGAAATGTATGGTGTGGATTACCAAAAAGCTAAGGAGCTGACATTTAAACAACTATATGGAGGAGTATTTGATAAGTATAAAGATTTAGAGTTCTTTAAAAAAGTCCAAATATATACTGATGACTTGTGGGCTCGCTTCCAAAGTGAAGGTTACATCGAATGTCCTATTTCTAAAAAAATATTTTATAGGGGTGAGTTGGAAGATATGAAACCCCAAAAGCTATTGAATTATTTACTCCAAAACTTGGAGACCTCATATAATATTTGTATATTGTGGGAAATATTTAAGATATTAAATAATGCAAAAACTAAACTAATACTATATACTTATGATTCTTTTTTGTTTGATTTAGATAGAAGTGAAAGGGGAAAAATTGAGGAGATATTAAATATATTTAAAGATTATAAATTAAACATAAAATTCAATTATGGCAACACATACAATTTTAAATAAATCTGCTAATATGTATAAGATAGACGACTTCCAGGAGTTGAATAACTTAAAGATAAGCGATTTGAACAATAAATTATTTTGCACATTTACAACTTTAGCAGAATTAGATGGCCTTTTAGACCACATAACATCTAGCTACTCTATAATGTATAACAAAATATTTGTTTTACATATTAAAAGTAATGATGAGTATGTTTGTACATACAACATAGATCAAGGCAACACAGCATACTTAGATAGAGATACTTTACCTACTAATACTATAATGGTACATAGGAAAAAAGATACTAATACTTTATATACTATTAATGCCTTAAATGAATTAATTAAAAAATTAAATGGGGGAGTAGTTGATACTAAATTTCCTATTGATTGGCAGCATTACAAAAATACAGTTTTGTTGACACAACATGATGAGTTAAAGCAACTCAAAACAAAGATTTTCAAGATTATTGAACTTTAGGTTGGTAATCTGAAAATTAGTTCTTATATTAACACAGTTATTAAATTAAAATTAAAAGTTATAAAACATGGATTTAAACGCAATTAAAAAGCGCCTGAATGATTTTCAAAAACAGGCCAACAATTCAGGAAGTGGTCAAAGACAACTATTCTGGAAACCCTCAGTAGGTAAACAACTAATTAGAGTTGTACCTAACAAATACAACAAAGACTTCCCATTTACAGAAATGAGATTCTATTATGGAATTGGTAGTAAACGAGTAATGGCTTCTCCTTCAAATTGGGGTGAGAAAGATCCAATTATGGAATTTGCTAAACAACTTCGTGGTACTAATGATAGAGAAAATTGGAGATTAGCTAAGAAATTAGACCCAAAAACTCGTATTTTTGCACCTGTAGTAGTTCGTGGTCAAGAAGATGAAGGAGTTAAATTATGGCAGTTTGGTAAAGAAGTTTATCAAGAATTTTTAAATATGGCTGCTGATGATGAAATTGGTGATTTTACAGACATTGCTGGTGGTAGAGATATTAAATTATCTACGGTAGGACCAGAAACAACTGGAACACCATATAATAAAACATCAATTGGTCCATCACTTAAAACATCTCCAATTCATAAAGATGCAGCATTAGTTGAAAAACTAATAAATGATCAAGCTGACCCAATGAAGGTATTTAAACCACTTTCTTATGATGAAATGAAGGAAGCTCTTCAAGAATTTCTAACACCAGAGGGTGAAGGTGAAGAAGGATCTATTTCTTCAGAGCCTGCGGTTGCATTTGATAGTGATGAAAAAAAGTCTAATTATTCATTAGATACAACATCAACTAATGTAAAAAAGACAAAAGCAGCTCAATTTGATGATTTATTTTCTGATGATAAAAAATCAGATGATGATTTACCATTTTAATTAAAATTATATGGCCAGAAAGAAAAAATCACTATCGGAGGCAGTCTCCTCAGAAATAAAATCAAAATTTAATTTAGATGGTTTTAAACAGAAAAAAGGTTTAACATCCAAAGCTAAATTTAAAGAACAAGAATGGATACCCCTTTCTAAAGCTTATCAAGAGATTACATCAGTGCCAGGAATTCCAATGGGACATATTGTTTTACTTAGAGGCCACTCAGATACAGGTAAAACAACAGCCCTATTAGAAGCAGCAGTTGAAGCCCAAAAACGTAAAGTACTTCCTGTATTTATTATTACAGAGATGAAATGGAATTGGGAGCATGCTATTCAAATGGGATTAGAAGTTGAGGAAGTTATTGATGAAGAAACAGGTGAAGTTCTAGATTATAAGGGTAATTTTATTTATGTTGATAGAGAATCAATTAATTCAATTGAAGATGTAGCTGGATTTATTTTAGATTTGGTTGATGAGCAAAAAGGAGGTAATTTACCTTATGATTTATTATTCCTATGGGATTCAATAGGGTCAATACCTTGTGAAATGTCTCTTAAATCCAATAAAAATAATAACGAATGGAATGCAGGTGCTATGGCCACCCAATTTGGTAATAATGTAAACCAACGCATAGTATTATCACGTAAAGAAAGCAGCCCATATACTAATACACTTGTGTGTATTAATAAAGTTTGGACTTTAAAAGCAGAATCACCAATGGGTAAACCTAAATTAATGAATAAAGGAGGATATGCTATGTGGTTTGATTCTACATTTGTAGTAACATTTGGTAATATTATGTCAGCTGGAACTTCAAAAATTAAGGCAATTAAGGATGGTAAACAAGTTGAATTTGCTAAAAGAGTAAATTTACAAGTTGATAAAAACCATATTAATGGTGTTACCACTAGAGGTAAAATTGTAATGACTCCTCATGGCTTTATACTTGATAATGATAAATCATTAAAATCTTATAAAGAAGAAATGAAGGATGAATGGAAAAAAATTCTAGGTGGTGGTGATTTTATAATTGCTGAGGAAGATCAAGCATATACAGACATCACAACCCATACAGACGAGCCACAATAAATTTTGATACCCGAAGTATCTTTCGTATATTCCGGGTATAAAACCAAACAAGATGAAACAAAAGGAATTATTAAGTCTCCTCAATAATCTTGATGAGCATGGAGAAGAGACTGTAGAAGGAGAAAGAATACTAGTAATAGATGGTTTAAATCTATTTTTTAGAAACTTCGCAATGATGAATATGGTAAATCCAGATGGGGTTCATATTGGGGGTTTAGGTGGTTTTTTTCGTTCTTTAGGTGCTGAGATTCGTAGGGTTGATCCTACTCAAGTTTATATAGTATTTGATGGAGCCGGATCAGCTAATGCTAGAAAAAATCTCCTACCAGAATATAAATCAGGGAGAGATCTACAACGAATCACTAATTGGGATGCTTTCGATAATAAGGAAGATGAAGATGATGCTAAAGTTGATCAAATAGTAAGAATTATTCAATATTTAAAAACATTGCCTGTAAAAACTATAGGGATCCCTAAAGTTGAAGCAGATGATGTTATTGCGTACCTATCAGATATTATTCCACAATCCCCCAAAGATAAAGTATTTATTGTTTCTTCTGATAAAGATTTTTTACAACTAATAAATGACAATGTTATTGTATATCGTCCTATGGAAAAAGAATTTTATACTAAAGAAACGGTAGCTGAAAAATTTAAAATGTCACCTCACAATTTCATCCTTTATAAAACATTAATGGGTGATAACTCGGATAGTGTTAAGGGTATAAAAGGATTAGGAGAGAAAAAATTATATAAACTATTCCCAGAATTAAGTAAGAAAGATATGTCATTAGATGATATCTATAGTATTTGTGAATCTAAATTCAAAGAGAATGTTATATATGCCAGAGTAATCCAACATATAGATGATTTAGAAAAAAATTACAAAATAATGGATTTATCTAATCCTATGCTAGATGAAAATGATAAAAAATATCTAACTCAGGTTGTTAATACTAATGATTATAATTATCTTCCTGATCAATTCGTGGCATTCTATAATGAAGATAAATTAGGAGGAATGATACGCAATGTAAATTTTTGGGTAAAAGATATTTTTGAAAAATTCAAGTTATAAATAAAAAGTTATATGACGTTAACAAGTTTAAACCAATATGGAAACCATTTCCAAATTAAAATATTATCATCTCTTTTAACACATAAAGAGTTTTTAACTAATATCCATGATATTTTAAGTGATGAATATTTTGATAACCAAGCCCACCAATGGATTATCAAAGAAATTCTTAGGTACTATGACAAATATCATACTACACCTTCAATGGATACTCTTAAAGTAGAACTCCAAAAAATAGAAAATGAAGTACTAAAACTTTCAGTAAGAGAACAATTAAAATCAGCATATGAATCATCAGATGAAGATTTAGAGTATGTTCAAGAAGAGTTTTCAACATTTTGTAAAAATCAACAACTTAAAAGAGCACTACTCAATAGTGTAGACTTACTTAAAGCTGGTGATTTTGATGGTATTAAACATTTGGTAGAATCAGCATTAAAAGCAGGAAATGATAAAAATGTAGGGCATGAATATAATAAAGATATTGAATCAAGGTTTAGAGAAGATGCAAGATCAACTATTGCTACTCCTTGGGAGAGAGTTAATGATATACTGCAAGGAGGCCTCGGAAATGGAGATTTTGGTCTTATATTTGGTAATCCAGGAGGTGGTAAATCATGGAGTTTAGTTGCTTTGGGGGGTTATGCTGTAAGAATGGGTTATAATGTTTTACATTATACATTAGAATTAGGTGAACAGTATGTAGGGAGAAGATATGATGCTTTCTTTAGTAAGATACCAGTTGATAAAATATTAAAAAATAGAGATAAAATTGAAGATATTATTCCGGAATTACCTGGTGAATTAATTATTAAAGAATTTCCTACAGGAAGAGCTACAATCTCAACAGTAGAATCACATATCCGTAAAGTAGAAGATTTAGGGATTAAAGCAGATTTAATTATAATTGATTATGTAGATCTTCTTTCAACAAAAAAACGAACAGCTGATCGCAAGGGAGAAATTGATGATATTTATACAAGCACTAAAGGACTTGCTCGTGAATTAAATGTACCTATTTGGTCAGTTTCTCAAGTAAATCGTGCAGGTGCAAAAGATAATGTAATTGAAGGAGACAAAGCTGCTGGATCATATGATAAAATTATGATTACAGATTTTTGTCTATCTCTTTCAAGAAAAGCAAAAGATAAAGTTAATGGTACAGGTAGATTTCACATTATGAAAAATAGATACGGGATGGATGGTTTAACATTTGGGGTAAAAGCAGATACCGCAACAGGTCATTTTGAGGTACATGATTATAATGCTGAGGATTATGAGGATGATTCACAACCTCAACAAAATCAAGGTTATAGTGATTTTGATACATTTGATAAAAAAATGTTGAAAAATAAATTTTTCGAACTAAATTCTTAATTAATAATAAAAAAATAATATGGCAAAAAAGACCTCCCTCCTTGAAGAAAGGATAGTTTACAAACCTTTCGAATACCAAACAGCATTTGACTTTTGGTTAGCACAACAACAAGCTCATTGGTTACATACAGAAGTACCAATGATGTCTGATGTTAATGATTGGAAGCAAAACTTATCAGAAACAGAAAAAAATATAATTGGATCTATCCTGAAAGGATTTGCCCAAACTGAAACTGTAGTAGAGGAATATTGGTCGACATTAGTAACAAAATGGTTTCCAAAACCAGAAGTAAAAATGATGGCTATTGGTTTTGGTGCTAATGAAACAATTCATGCTGAAGCTTATTCTTTACTTAATGAAGAATTAGGTTTAGATGATTTTAGTGAGTTTCTAGAAGATGAAACTACAATGGCTAAAATTGGAGGTCTAATGGAAGTAAATGCTGACATGCAAACTGGAGACCATTCACTCCATGAAATAGCAAGATCATTAGCTATTTTCTCTGCATTTACAGAAGGTGTTAATTTATTCTCATCATTTGCTATTTTATTATCTTTTAAATTAGAAAATAAATTAAAAGGAGTAGGTCAAATTGTTGAATGGAGTATTAGAGACGAATCAATGCACTCAGATGCTGGATGTTGGTTATTTAGAACTTTAGTAGCCGAAAATCCTGAAATTAATACACCGGAGTTAGAAGAAGATGTTAAGAAAGCAGCTTTACTTTCATTAAAATTAGAATTAGATTTTATTGATAAAGTATATGAGTTAGGTGATTTAGATACATGCAACAAATATGATTTAGTATCATTTATTAAAAATAGGGTTAATACTAAAATGAGTGATTTAGGTTATGACCCAATAGTGAATGGTATTGATGAAGATGCAGTTCAAAGAATGAAATGGTTTGATAGTTTATCAGCAGGTAAACAACATACAGACTTCTTCGCAAATAGAGTTACTAATTATAGCAAAGGCGTTCAAAATTGGGATGCTGCAGAATTATTTTAATATGGAAAATAACGCATTACAAGTAGACTACAGCAATTGGGAAGCTGGTAAACAATACCCAGAATGGATGGATGAAATTTCATTAGCAACAATCTCTAAAGGATATTTACTTCCTGGAGAAACAGTTAAATCAGCTTATAGAAGAGTTGCAAATGCATCTGCTATAAGATTAAAAAAGCCAGAATTAGGACCTAAATTCATGAGACTTATGTGGAATGGTTGGTTAGGTTTAGCTTCACCTGTAATATCAAATATGGGTACTGATAGAGGCTTACCTATATCATGCTTTGGTATAGATACACCGGATTCTATACGTGGTATAGGTCTAACAAACGCAGAACTAATGAAGTTAACAGCATCCGGTGGAGGTGTAGGGATTTCATTAAATCGCATTAGACAACGTGGTGAAGAAATAGCAGGAAATGGTAAATCTGAAGGTGTAGTTCCTTGGGCTAAAATTTATGATTCATCAATTATTGCTACTAATCAAGGAAATGTTAGAAGAGGAGCAGCATCCGTTAACTTAGATATTGAACATGGAGATATAGATGAATTTTTACAAATTCGTAGACCTAAAGGTGATCCAAACAGACAATGTTTAAACTTACACCAATGTGTAGTTGTAGGAGATTCATTTATGAGAAAATTAGAAGCTAGAGATTCAGATGCAATGAATAGGTGGGCTACAGTTTTAAAAGCAAGAATGGAAACTGGAGAACCTTATATAATGTATAAGGATAATGTTAATAAAGATAATCCTATTGCCTATAGATTAAATAATTTAGATGTAAGTATGACAAACATTTGCTCTGAAATTACATTATTTACAGATGAAGAACATTCATTTATTTGTTGTTTATCATCAATGAATTTAGCAAAATATGATGAATGGAAAGACACAGATGCTGTTGAATTAGCAACTTGGTTTTTAGATGGTGTAATGCAAGAATTTATTGATAAATCAAATGGTAAAGATTCATTAAGAAGAACTCACTTCCATGCTAAAAAAGGTAGAGCATTAGGTTTAGGTGTAATGGGTTGGCATACTTTTTTACAACAAAAAGGATTACCATTTAACTCAATTGCTTCAACAGCTTGGACACATACAATTTTTAGTAATATTAGAGGAAAAGCTGAAAAAGCTTCTATGGATTTAGCTAAAGAATATGGAGAGCCACTTTGGTGTAAAGGAACAGGAATGAGAAATACCCATTTATTAGCAGTAGCACCAACAGTATCAAATTCAGTTATTGTAGGTGGTATTAGTGCAGGTATTGAACCCTTACCAGCAAATATTTACACTTTTAATGGGGCAAAAGGTACATTTATTAGAAAAAATAAATCACTACAAACTATATTAAAAGAAAAAGGTGAAGATAAAGATAAATGGTGGGAGCAAATGCTTCAAGATGATGGATCAGTACAAGGCTTACCTGATAGTGTTTTAAACCCAGATGAAAAAGAATTATTTTTAACATTTCCTGAGGTAAACCAATTAGAATTAGTTAGACAAGCAGCTATTAGACAAAGATACATAGATCAAACCCAATCATTGAATTTATCTTTTGATGTGAATGATTCTCCAAAATGGATTAATCAAGTACATTTAGAAGGATGGAAATTAGGAATCAAAACATTTTATTACCTAAGAACTGACTCAGTAATTAAAGGTGATTTAGGAAGTAGAATGGCTGAGTGTGTAAGTTGTGAAGGATAAAAAATGAAAAAAGAATTATTTAAATACCCAAAAGTTGAAGAGGGAGTTATCGATGATTTCTATAAAGAGATTTTTTATGATAATGAATACAATAGACATGGTGCTAAAGTTCAAGCTGGTGATATTTGTATAGATTTAGGTGCTTTTGTTGGGATGTTTTCACATTTTGCTTTAACAAGAGGAGCATCTAAAATATACAGTGTAGAAATTAATCCTGAACATTATAAGTGCTTAGTAGAAAATACTAATACAACCCCAGAAATTAAAACGTTTTTAGGGGAAGTATCTGATAGACATAATGGCAAAAATTTATATAGTGTAGAAGGAATTATAGAAGATAATAATCTTAAATATGTTGATTTTGTTAAAATGGATATAGAATGGGCGGAGTATCCTGTTTTAATGAACATGAAAGATTCAACATTAAATAAAGTTAAAAAATGGGCTATAGAAATCCATTTAAATTGGTTAAGGGATGGTAAGATTTGGGAACATGGCCCAGATTTTCATCATCATAATACCAGCAAATTACTTTATATAATGGATAAATTTTCAACAAATGGATTTAGTATAGCATTAGAGCATATTCATAAACAACGTAATATAATGATGTTATATGCATGGGAAGAAAAATTAAAAATGAATAATAAAGACCTAGAAGAGGAAGAATTTGATATTTTAACCCAAGCTCATTAAATAGAGAATTTTAATACATATTTATAACAAAACCCATAAAAATTAAATAAAAAATGGCAAAAAAAACAAAAACAGCAAAACCCTCTCCAAGTTGGTTAAAAAGAACATTCAATGTAATTAAAGATTGGATTGTTGGAAATGGAATTGAAGGAATCTTAGGATTAGTTTTAGGATTATTACTTTGGTCTTTTGGATACAAAGTATACGCAGGATTCGCGTTTGGTGTATTTGCTACACGAAATTGGGATCTAGCTAAATCATCAATTTTAAAATTAATTAAGTAGTGTAATTTTTACAATAAAAACAATTAAAAGAGGGGTGCATATTAATGTATCCCTCTATATTTATACACGAATAGTTTCCCTAAAATGTTGCAAAATGGTGCAAAAATTAAAAAATCAGATTATGTCTTTTACAAAAATATTTAAAGATGATAATACTTACAATGAAAAAACAATTGTAGGTTTTTCTTCATTCGCAGTAATGACAGTTTTTGCGATTGTAGATATTATAACAGGTGTGTGGGGTAAAGAATTAATTATTAGTGATACAATCTTCAATTCCTTTTTAATAATGACTTTAGGAAGTTTTGGAATTGATGGGGCCACTAAAATTTTCAAAAAAACTGAAACAAAATAGGATGGTATTAAGGCTAGGTTCAAAAGGAAGAGATGTTAAAGATTTACAAGAATTTTTAAAAATTGGAGCTGATGGTATTTTTGGTAAAGGAACAGAAAAAGCAGTTAAAAAATTTCAAAAAGAAAATAAGTTAGTTATTGATGGGGTAGTAGGTCCTATCACTTTAGAATTTATAGGTCTAATTAGTACCGATAATTCAGAAACAATATATAGTGAATCTGACTTAACAATTAATAAATTCTATTTACCAAAAGGAGAGTATAAAGAAGGCCCAGTCCACCCAGAATATTTATTTTTACATCACACTGCAGGATGGAATAATCCTTATAGAACAATTGAACATTGGGGACGAGATAATAGGGGTTGTGTAGCTACAGAATTTGTAGTAGGTGGACAATCAATTAAAGGTAATGACAACCAATATGATGGTGAAGTAGTTCAAGCTTTTCCTGAAGGAAATTTTGGTTGGCATTTAGGTAAAAATGGTTCAAGATCTATGCATGTAAATTCTGTAGGTATTGAAGTTAACAATTTTGGTTATTTAAAAGATGGTAAAACTTATGCGGGAACAATAGCTGATGAGTCTCAAATTATTGAGTTAGATGAAGAGTTTAGAGGATATAAAACGTGGCATAAGTACTCAAGTGAACAAATTGAATCTTTACGAAAACTCATCATATATATTGCCAATAGAGATAATATTGATGTTAGAGCAGGTCTACCATCATTAATTAAACAATATGGCGCAAAGGCTTTTGAATTTAATTCTGATGCTTATTATGGTAGGGTAAAAGGTTTATGGACACACACAAATACTAGAAAAGATAAATTTGATATGTCCCCTCAACCAGAATTATTAGAAATGTTGATAAATTTATAAATAAATGCAAACAAAAATTACAATAGTGGGAATAACATCATTTTGTACATACCTATGTACATATTTTCTAAATCTATCAATGGACAATGCAGAACAATACTTAGCGGTTGTAGCTGTATTATGGTTAGACGGGATTTTCGGCATTTGGGCCGGAGTAAAAAGAGAAGGATTTAAAACTTATAAAGCGTTAAGAATAACAAGAAACACATTCGTGTGGTTAGCAATTCTTACTGTTATCCTAATGATAGAAAAAGGATTTACAGGATCAGGTTGGCTATCAGAGGTAATTATTGTACCGTTTATGATAATGCAGTTGATAAGTGCCCTTAAAAATGCATCTATGGCGGGTTTGATTCACAACGAACTCTTAAATAAAATATTAGACCGAATAGATAAGCACAAGGGATTTAGAAACTAAACCCCAAAATATGTTCAAGAACTTCCAACAAAAATTATTTCCATTATTAATTGCATTTTCTGCTTTGTCAGTAAGTGCCTCTGCTGCTTTTTATTCAATAAGTGGCCTTAGTAAACTATTTGCAGGAGCTGCCTTTGCAGTTATTATAATGGCTGCTTCATTAGAGATTGCAAAGTTAGTAATAGCATCTCTTCTATATCAATACCGAAAAGGATTACCAAAATTTCTAAAATATTATTTATCTATAGCTTGTGTTATTTTAATATTAATAACGTCAATGGGGATTTATGGTTTTTTATCAGCAGCATACCAGGAAACAGCAGCTAAAGCAGGAACAATTGATGCCCAAATTGCATTAGTAGAAGTAAAAAGAGATAATGTTAAAGGTCAATTACTTATATATAATGAAGAGAAATCATCTATTAATGAGGCTGTGGCTAGTTTGCGAAATGGTTTATCTACGAATAAAATACAATATACAGACACATTAGGTAATGTAATTACAACAACATCTTCATCAACACGTAGAGCTTTAGAAAAACAATTAGATCAAGCTATTGGAAGACAAACTGAGATAAATTCTAAAGTAGATGATTTAAATGAAGATTTATTTAAATATGAAACGGAAATAGTAGAAATAAAAACAAGTGATGCTATAACAAGTGAATTAGGACCCTTAAAATATCTATCAGGATTAACAGGAATCCCAATGGATAGAATTATTAACTATTTATTATTAACTATTATATTTGTATTTGATCCTCTAGCAATAGCACTTGTAATAGCCGCTAATTATGCTTTTGAAAAAATAAGACCAAATACAAAAAAAAACCTTTACGGGGAAAAAGTAAAAATTGAAGAAGATGCGGGGGATAGCATTAAAGAAGAAATAGAGGAAAATCTTTGGGATAAACCAGAATCTTGGGACAAATCTATTATCGATGAGGAAGAATCATCTAATATGTATGAACACGCTTATAAATCTCCTATCAAAGAAGAACGCGGGTTACCTGAAGGGTACTCATCTGAGGTTAGAGAAATAGAAGAAAGAATAAAAAATACCTCAAAAGCAAACAAAAGAGGTCCTAGAGGTTTAGTAGCTTTAAATAAAAAGTTGAAAGAACTAAAAGGAAAAAATAATAATGATGACGATTTAGTTATTCGTTATTAAAAAATATCCAAATATTTACTTTAGGTTGGATATACTGGTCAATTTTATTATCGTTCCGGTTCGACATTTGCAAAATGTAGGAATGGTCACGATAAGTTATCCAAAGTAGCTGGCCACTACGTTTTCAAATTAAATTATTTATTAACCAAAATCAAAAAAATGAAAAAAGTGATTTTAACACTAGCTTTGGGACTGTTTATTACGGTTGGAGCTAACGCACAAGAAGTGCAAAACGCAAAAGGTGACTGGTACGTAGGTACTGGTAACATTGCAAATGTATCATGGACTGAATGGTCTTTAAGCCCAACAGTAGGGTATGCTGTAACAGATGACCTTATGATAGGGACAAATGTTTCTCAAGCAGATTCTTCTGAGGACTTAAGTTTTGATCTACATGCAAGATATTTCTATAATGGATATTTCGCATATGTAGCTACAAACGGACTAAACACAGATGGTATGAAATTAGGAGTTGGTAGAATGTTTTCCTTTCATAAAGGAGGAATGTTCCTTGATCCAAAAGTTGTATACGATACAGAAGCTAAAACAACTAACTTACAGTTAGGGTTTGGGCTGAAGTTTTAATTATTGTTTAACTAAAAATTATTTAAAAATGGAAAATGCAATTAAGTATGTAACTGGATTTTTTGGAGGTTTGTTATCAATTATGATGGCAGTACTTCCAGTAGCGATCCTATGGAATGTTTTAACTGGTCAAACTATATTCGGAATGGATGTAGTTGGTAACTTAACAAGTTTAATCTCAAGCTTTGGTGAGGGTGGATTTGTTGGTTTAGTAGCACTGGTTATTTTAGCTCAATTCTTTATTAATAAGAAATAAGCTCAAGCTATATAAGTGAGAAAGGCGCCTTAATCGGCGTCTTTTTTATTTCTATGTAAAAAAATTTGGAGAAGCGAAAGAGGGTTCGTATATTTACGACGTAAATGAGGTTAAAAACAAATAAAGGTTATATGAATATTAAAGAACAATTACAAAAAGGTGATGTTAAATTCACAGTTAAAGGTCTAACAACCTACAGTTATAATGAAAAAGGTGTTTGGGGTGATTATCCTAAAATATTTAAAGTAAGTACAGATGCTGGAGCTATTAATGCTGAGTATGGAGGGATGAATGTTAAAAAATGGGGTCCTACCTGTGTTACATTATATACATTTAATATGTTAGGTAAAAAATCAGTAGGTAAAATTAATTATAAGGAAATAGAAATTATTAATCAAAATAAATAAAGATATGTTTATAGACATTGAAGTATTAGCAGATCAGTGGGAATTAGAGCAAGAATTACTTGCTGAATTACAAGAAGAATTATTAGAAAACCCAGGTATTATTATCTCTGAAGAAGAAGAAGAAGACGGTCTACCATTTTAATATGAAAGTTCCAAATAATTTATATGTAAAGTGGACTGGTGAAAAAGGTTATGGGGTTTTCACAGATAAACCTATTAAAAAGGGAGAACTTATTGAAAGGTGTTATTGTATAAAAACCGGTAGCCCAAAAAATCATGTTAGTTTTGAATTACAGGATTATGTATTTAATTATCCTAGAGGAGTTTCAATGGAAGATGGGGCAGAGCATGTATTACCTTTAGGTTTTGGATGTATATACAATCACGATAGAAATGATAATGCAACTTGGTATAATACAGAAGATATTCCATATCATTTTGATTTTATTGCTTTAAAAGATATTAGAGTTGGAGAAGAAATATGCACCAACTATGGGGATGATTATTGGCCAACAAAAAAACACTCGGAAGTAATTAATTTTTAAAATGGTTTTTAGGTGGGCTTGGATTATCAGCTCCCCTTTCATATATTAAATACAAATTAAACAGTTATGGTAATAAAAATAAGTCATGAAACACCCTTATGCCTCCTAAACGATAGTAGACGTTTTAATGATTATGACTACTGTCTTCCTCATTTATTGGATGAAGAACCTGGTTATTTAGAATATTTTTTAGAATCTAAAAGACAGGGTCGTTATATTATAATGGATAATTCACTTCATGAATTGGGTGAAGCTTATACACATGAACGTCTTATACATTGGGTTAATGAATTAGAACCTAATGAATTTATAGTACCTGATGTTTGGGAAAACTGTATAGAGTCAATTCAAAATGCTGAAATTTGGAATTTATATGATTTCCCCAAAAATACAGAAAAAGTAGCAGTAGTTCAAGCAAAAACACTACATGAAGCAGCTCAATGTGTTAAAGCTTATAAAAATTTGGGGTATGGTAAAATATGTTTTTCTTATGGAGCTAATTATTATAATGATATTTGTACTCACCCCAACAAAGATTTAGGAAAAGCTTTAGGAAGATTATTTGTAATATCTACTTTACTTAAAACTGGAGAATTAAAACAAGATGATAGAGTTCATTTATTAGGTTGTGCGGTTCCCCAAGAATTTGGGTGGTATAAAGATATAAATTGTATTGAATCAATTGACACATCAAACCCCGTAATGGCAACTTTAGAAAACATTCAATATACTCACTCAGGTTTATTTAAAAAACCAAAAGCAAATATGAATGATTATTTCTATATGTTAGATAGCCAGGTTGATTATGATCTATTAGAATATAATATTGATAAATTTAGAAAAATTAATTGCATATGAAAGCAACATATATAGAAGATTATTTCAAAATCCCCATAAAAATAGGTGATACTATAATGACTGGAAGATTTAGGAACAAACCAGTAAAAGTAAAAGAAATTGGAATTGATGAAATGGGTCAACCCACCATTAATGGTACTCCAATTTTAAAATTTAGAATACCAAAATTCATGTAATATGGCAAAATTAACAAGAACAGTAAATTACGCAAACTACAGATGGGAAGAGTATGTGTTAACAGATGAACAACTAGCACAATGGAAAACAGGCGATGAAGATATCCAACAAGAAATTATAGATGATGCCGATTGGGAATTAGTAAGAGATAAACCAATTGATGATTATGGTGATGTTGAATTTGTAGAAGAATAAAGATATGTTAAAAAAACAATCAATAAGGTCTAACCAAAAAATATTTATTAATAAAAATAAAAGACCTGCAAGTAAAGATGAAGTTATTGCCCTTAGTGAATTTTGGACTGATAGAGAAGAAGGATTATTTAGAAAAATTCTCAAACAGGGAGGAAGTGTAAAAATACAAGGTACTCATTTTGATGTGGTTACTGAACAAAAACAACATAGATTAATTGATATGTAATAGCGTTAGCCTATACGCTTAAAATACCTGGCAAATATAAATAAATAAAAATGACACAATTGGAATTAAATTTTAAAGACTCACAACGTCCAAAACATGCAGTAGTATCACTTTCAGGTGGTATGGATTCAAGTACATTATTACTTAAATGTCTTGATAAATTTCAAACTGTAACAGCTTTGTCTTTTGATTATGGCCAAAAACATAAGGTTGAACTCAAAAGAGCAAGAGCATTAGTAGATTATTTAAAAAGAAATGGTCATAATGTAACTTTTCAAGTAATTACATTATATGGTCTAGTAGAACTTCTCGACTCAGCTTTAGTTGAAGGGGGAGATGAAGTCCCAGAAGGACATTATGCTGCTGAAAATATGAAAGCCACAGTAGTGCCTAATAGAAATAAAATATTCTCATCAATTACTCAAGCAGTAGCATTATCCGTAGCAAATAGAACAGAAGAATCAACATCAATTGCTTTAGGGATTCATGCAGGTGATCATGATATCTATCCTGATTGTAGGCAAGAATTTAGAGATGCCGATGATCATGCTTTTAGAGAGGGTAATTGGGATGCTGAAAGAGTAGGGTACTATACACCTTATCTTAAAGGTGATAAATTTACTATTTTACAAGATGGGGAAAAATTATGTGAAAAATTAAAAATAGATTTTGACGAAGTTTATGCTAGAACAAATACTTCATATAAACCAACACCTGAAGGGTGGTCTGATTATAAATCAGCATCATCTGTAGAACGTGTTGAAGCCTTTATAAAATTGGGTAGACCTGACCCAGTACAATATGCTGATGAAACAGGTCCTGTTGATTTTGAAACAGCTAAAATATATGTCGAACAAGTTCTTTCAGAATATGAGAAGGAACAATTAAATATTAAATAATTATGAGTGATAGAGAAATAATGGACGCTAAAAGATCCACAATTAACACTTCTGTACCATTAAATGATCCAAAAGTGGAAAAAGAAGTAAATAAGATAGTTAGTCAATTAGCAGGGGCTAATATTAAAGAATTACCTGATGCTTACTTACATCAAAAAATAAGTTTTATCAAATCTGGGGTTAGGATATTAGGATACATCTTCCTTCCCTTTAATTTGGTTTTTGCAACTATTTTACTTATATTGAGTGAAGTAATAGGTATAATCGAAGAATTAGTATAAATTAAAAATAATAAAATATGAATAAAGGAATTTTATATTTCAGCGCTCCTTGGTGTGGGCCTTGTAAAGTAATGACTCCCCTAATTGAGCAAATGGGGAAACAAGGTAGAATTAATGTTAGAAAAGTAAATGTTGATTATGATGCTCAACTACCTCAACAGTATAATATTAAAAGTGTTCCTACTATGGTCTTAACAGATTTAGATGGTAAGGAAATTTCAAGAAAAGTAGGACAACTTTCAGAACAACAAATTTTAGATTGGTACAATGGGTAAATATAAATCAACAAAAGTATTCGATAACTACTCGGTAGCTCTTAGACAGCACAAAGCACAACACTCACATTGTAAACTTTTACATGGATATGCTCTAAAATTTAAAGTATGGTTTGAATCAAACACTCCTTTAGATGACAATGATGGTTTGGATGATATGAATTGGATTGTTGATTATGGAGGATTTAAAGCAATAAATGCAGAACCTACACCTGGTAATGGTTTAAAAACATGGATGGATTTTATGTGGGATCATACATTATTAATTGAAAAAGATGATCCATATTTAGATTTTTTCGAGGGAGCTGCTATGGAAGGACTTTGTGCTTTAAGAATTATGGATAAAATGGGAGCAGAATCATGTGCTAAATTAGTCTATGATAAATTTAATGAACGTTTAGCACTTACCGATGGAGGTAGATGTAAATGTGTAAAAGTAGAATGTTGGGAAGCTGACAAAAATTCATCAATATACGAAGAATAATATGGAGCATTGGAAAATGCTGCGTATTATAGTGAATAAAAAACCACTTAAAAAAATTATATGTTAAAAAGAATAGAAGATTATAGTAAAAGACTACCAGTATTAGAAATTTATACTGCAGTACAAAGTGAGGGTAGCCGTCAAGGTTACCCTACTATTGTAGTTAGAACAACAGGTTGCACCCATAGATGTTATTTTGGTGAGGGAGGATGGTGCGATAGTTGGTACACTAGTATCCACCCAGAAAAGGGAATATTTAATTTTAATGATATTGTCAAAATGTATGAGGAAAATCCTCATATTAAGGAAATGATGTTAACTGGGGGATCACCAACAATGCATCCTAAATTAGTTAATGAGTTAACACACTTTGCCTATGAAAACAATATCTTTATTACTATTGAAACTGAGGGATCTCATTTTCTTCCTACCGATTATCCTATTAATTTGCTTAGCATTAGTCCTAAGTTTAGTAATAGTGTCCCCGTTGTGGGTGCTCTCACTCCTTCGGGAAAGGTAACAGATGAAAAAATGGTTAAAACTCATAATCGTTTAAGGTTAAATGTTGAAGCTATTGCAGATTCAATTATACATCACTCTGATTTTCATCTTAAACCTGTATTAGATAATAAATTATCTATGGTAGAAGAAGTAGAAGAATTTATTGACCAACTCGCAGATAAATTACTTGAAAAGGGTTTTTGTAATTTTTATGGTTTAGACCAACCTACAAAAGAAGAATTAATGAATTATCTTCCAACTAAAATATGGGCTATGCCTGCTGGGGATGATAGAGAAAGTTTAATGGAATCTTATCCGGTAGTAATGAATTTTGTAAGAGATAAAGGATGGAGATTTACAGGTAGAAGCCACATTATGGCTTTTAATACAGAAAGATGTGTTTAAATATGATAGAGTTAATAGGATCTAGGGATATAGATATCCAAACAAAAATAGTAGCAAAACAAATATCAGCTGAGCATAGAGATGACCGTACCCCCGTGGTAATGGTTGGCTTACTTAATGGTTGTTTTGCATTTTACAGCGATTTAGTGCGGGCTATGCCAATTGATGTGGAGTGTGATTTTATGCGCGTTAAATCGTATTTAAGCAAGAATAAACAGGGTGATATCCAAATCACTAAAGATTTAGAAACCCCAATAAAAGGTAAGCATGTTTATATTGTAGATGATATTTACGACACAGGAAATACTATGGCGGCTGTTATAGAATATTTAGAGGTAAAACATCCAAAGTCAATTTCAATTGTAAGTTTAATTACTAGAAAAACAAGCCCAAAACCAAAAGCACCATTTTTTAATGCTTTTGAAATTGGGGATGAGTGGTTAGTTGGGTTTGGAATGGATAATGATAAAGGCTATTGTAGAAATTTGCCTGCTATCTATTCCCTCTAATATTTATAATCAAAAAATGCCCTACGCTTATAAAACTTCACAACCTACTAAAGATGCTTTAAGAAGAGGTGATTTAGCACTTGCTGTAAATCCTACTGAAAATCTAGGACCTACATCTGAAACTGGATATTATAATACTATTAAACCCCCAGCAGGTGGATATGCTATTTATTCCTTAGGATTAAATAATAGACCAATTGCTATGATTGTTACTACTGATGATGAAGTAATTAGAGCAGCCAATACTTTAGGAGGAAGTGTTTCAACTAAAAGTGATGCTTTAAATTATTTAGCGGGTCGTACTAGTACTTGGATATTACATAATACCCCCAGGAATAGGATTACAGAGGGTTTAAGACTTGTATTAAACGCCGGGGTGGTAAGTTCATACCCAACAACAGGAAATACTTTTTATGATTTAAGTGGTTATAATAATAATTGGACTCCTCTTACTGATGTAACCTTTAATGGACAATCCTTTGAATTTAATGGGACTACTTCATATATGCAAGATACTGTTAGTAGTTTTAATCCTGATAGTGCCCCTAATGTAATGGAAGTTTTATTTAAACCTATGGATCTTGGTAGTCGCCAACAAGCCATATTTTCAGATAATTGGGGTCCTGAATATGGTATATGGATTTATAGTGATAATACTTTAAGAGGAGCAGCATATACTAGTGTACAAACAAGTAATATAGAAGTAGGAAGATGGTATTATGCAGTATTAAATGTCCAACCGGGGGAAAATAAATCTTCAACAGATCAAACTTATTTACAGTTTTATGTTAATGGTCAATTTATAGGAGAAAATAATGCTAATACTGGAAATGGTATGAATGATCAACCTTTTAGTTTAGGGTTTGATTATAAAAGTAATAACCCCAATGATTTCTTTTCAGGTAGTATAGCTTTAGCTAGACTTTCTTATGGGGAATATTCTCAAGAAAATGTTAATCAAAATTACTATGGTAGTAATATTGTAACAGATGGTTTAGTTGGAGCTTTTGATCCTGGTAATTTAGTATCATATGAAAGTGGTTCTACTACTACTTATTCAATGACAGGATCTTTAGAGGGAGCTTTAAATAATGGGGTTGGGTTTAATAGTAACTATGGTGGTATTTGGGATTTTGATGGTAGTGATGATCATATAGATTTAGGAGACCAATCATCTTTAGATTTTACAAATGGGGTATTCTCCATAGAATGTTGGGTATACTTCCCAAGTAGTTGGACCGGAGGGTCCAAGTACCCTAACCTAGTAAGTAAGGGTGCTACAGCAGGCTGGGATTCGGATGGTTGGGCACTGTTTGGTTTTAGAGACTGGCCTTCTGCTGGAAATAAAAGCTGGGGATTTGGTATAAGAAATGGTTCAACAGTCAGAACTGTTTATATTGCCAATAGAGCTACAGATGAATACTTACATATAGTTGCAACTTTAGATGGAAGTACAATGAAGCTTTATGAAAATGGGGTCCAAGTAAACACAAAATCCCAAACCACCAACCCAGCAAGTAATAACACAAAGGTTTATATAGGTAGGGATGCTAATTCACAATACTTTCCTGGGAAAATAGCTAATGTTAAGGCCTATAATAAAACATTATCCGATTCAGAAGTCCTCCAAAACTACAACGCACAAAAAACAAGATTTGGATTATGAAAACATATATTATTATAAACATAGCAGAAGTAGGATTAGTTGACTTCAATGAAGTTTTAGAAACATCCGAAGAAACACTAAGATTGTCACTTGATGAAACCCAAACCGTTATTAAATGGGATGGTAGTGAACCTTCATTTGTTGCTAATTTAAGTTCATACGATGGGCCTTATACACATTCAGAAATATTAACAATAATGGCTACACCAGAGTGGACTGATCCAGATCCTCATGCATAAATTTAAATTTAGTTTGGAGTTATCCAAATTAATTAGTATATTGAATCAAATAAAAAGTTATAATAAATGGAAAATAAACGAAGAAAAATTCACAAAGAATTAGAAGTAGTACAAACAGGTTATGCAAATGGAGTTGCTGAAGGATTCCCCCTAGAACAAGTAGATAAAGATAAAATGATAGACGAAGCAGAAGAAGCTTATGGTAAGTTTTTAGATGCTTTAAAATGCGATTGGAGAAATGATCCCAATTCAATGGAAACACCACGTCGTGTAGCTAAAGCATATGTAAATGATTTATGGGCTGGTAGATACACAGCAATGTCCCCTATTACTTCATTTCCTTCCGATGGTTATGATGGTATTATAATTGAAAGAAATATTCCATTAACATCAATGTGTTCACATCACCACCAAACAATTGGAGGAGTAGTTCATATTGGTTATGTTGCAGGAGAAGAGGGTCAAGTAATTGGATTATCTAAATTAAATAGAATTGTTGAATTATTTGGTCGTAGAGGAGCTATCCAAGAGCAATTAACATCAGCAATACATAATGCAGTATGTAAAATTACTGAAGGTAATAGAGGTGTAATTGTTACTATTGTTGGAACTCATAATTGTGTAAGCTGTAGAGGTGTAAAACATGAAGGAGCAGCTATGGTAACAACTAAAGCATCAGGAGTATTTAGAGATAATGATAATTTAGCAAGAGTAGAATTTTTTGATAGTCTGAAGATTAATAACGGAGGACATAATATTTAAATAAATAATAGTTATGAGTAGAGAAAAAGATTTTAATGTACCATTTGTAAATGAAGTAGAGGAATTTAATTCCACTATGGGTAAACCAAATAATTATGAACCTACAATTCCCGAAAAGAAAGAATGGCAGTTTGTTTATGATTTCATCCTCGAAGAACTTGAGGAGTATAAACATGCCTGTGAAAGAGGAGATATTGTTGAGGTTCTTGATGCTTTATGTGACATTGCCTATGTTTCGTTGGGTAACGGAACTATGTTACATGGTCTTAAGGATAAGATATGGCCAGCCTATCAAGAAGTACAAGGTTCGAATATGTCGAAGGCTTGTTCAAGCGAAGAGGATGCACAAGCAACCGTGGAAAAACGCTCCGCCGAACAAAAAGAACCGTGTCATTATGAGAAGGTTGGTGAGTATTATATTGTCTATAGAACACGTGATAGGAAAGTAATGAAAAATATTAATTACTATAGACCTGATCTTAAGCAGTTTTTTACAGAAGAGGAAATTAAAAACAATAAAAATAAATAAAAGTTTTGTATAAAAAATGTTTTGCACAAAGGAAAAAAGGAAATGAATTCCTAATTCACCTTTGGGATGATGAGGGTTATCAAAAAGTTGAATGGGTTAATCAAGCTTATATTGAATGTGATGACTCACAAGCTACACATATTGGCCTAAATGGAGAGTCTTTAAAGAAAGTATCTAATTGGAAATCAGATAATTACAATCTTCATTTCCATGATATGACTCCATATCAAAAATTTCTAGTTGAAAAATATGGGATAAATGATGAACCCTCACAGACTCAAAGAGAATTATTTTTTGATATTGAGACTGAAATGGGGGATGCTCTTACAGAAGATTATATCAAATCAGCCCCTAAAAAAGTAACATCAATTGCTTGGTATGATAAACAAGTAGATGAATGGGCTATTTTAATTTTAGATCCTAAATCTAACCTTAAAAGAACAAAAGCAAAAACTAAAGAAATTATTCCTTGTAAAACTGAGGAAGAATTATTACTTAAATTTCTAGAACGATTTAGAGAAATTGATCCTGACATTGTAGTAGGGTGGAATAGTGATTATTTTGATATTCCCTACTTATATTACAGAATGTGTAATGTGTTAGGACAAGAGGTTGCACGTTATTTATCTCCAATAGGTTATGTTCGAGAAACACCTTGGTTTAAAGATCAATATATACAAATTGCAGGAGTTGAGTCTTTAGATTATATGAGATTGCATAAGAAATTTAGTTGGAAAGATGAACCTTCATTTAAACTAGATGCTATTGGTGAAAAATATGCTGGATTAAATAAAATTGAATATGATGGTAATTTAGATAAATTATTTGATGATGATCCTCTTAAATTCATTCAGTATAACTTTAGGGATGTTGAGATTTTAAAAGTATTAGATGAAAAGTTAGAGTATCTATCACTAGTAAAGAATTTGGCTCACAAAGGTAAACACAATTATAGTGAAGTATATGCAAATACTAAAACTCAAGATGGAGCTATTTCAGCTTATTTATTAAGTAAAAAAATAGTACCACCTGCTAAAGATCGTAATCCTTTATCTAAAAAGAATTATGCTGGTGGTTATTTATTCTGCCCTAAAGCTGGAATTTATAATTATGTATTTGATGAGGATTTAACTTCACTATATCCTTCAATTATTATGACTATTAACATTGGTAAAGAAACTATGGTTGGAAGAATTATAGATGCTGATGATAGAAATAATCGTTTAGGATTAAATGATTTAAAACGTAAAGATCCTGATGAAGAATTTATAGTTGAAAATATCAAACGCAGTAGAACTAAAGTTAATGCTGGTAGATTAGTAGCTATGGTAGAACAAAATGAATTATCTATATCAGCTAATGGGGTTTTATTTAATACAAATCGTGAATCAGTATTATCAACTATATTAAAAAAGTGGTTTGATGAAAGAGTTTTATATAAAAATGAAATGAAAAAAGCATTTAAATCCGGGAATGATGAATTAGGTGCTACATTTCACATGAAACAATATACAATGAAGATTTTACTTAATTCGTTGTATGGTGCAACAGCACTGGGATCATTCCGTTATGGGAATGTTATATTATCTGAAGCTATAACGCTTAGTGGACAACGTATTATACAAGAATCTGCATTGGCTGCTAACAGACACATGAATAAAGTAATGAAAAATGAAGTAGAATTATGAAACATTTAGAAGATACTCCTTGGTGGATTTGTGATCCTGAAGATACAAATTATGTAGCTTATTCTGACACAGATTCAATTTATATACATGCTGAACCTTTACTTAGACATTTATACCCTAACTTTGAAGAAATGTCAAGTGAGGAAAAGGATAATATTTTAGAAGAAGCTGCTTTAAAGTATCAAGATATTATTACTGATTCCTATAGTGATTTAGCTACAGATTGTTTTAATGCTAAGGGCCAACATAGATTAGAAATGAAAACTGAATGTGTTATTAGATCAGCTTATTTTAGAGCAACAAGAAGATATGCCCAATGGATTACTAAACAGGAAGGAATTGTAAAAGAATCACTTGATGTTAAAGGTCTTGAATTTAAAAAAGCAAATTTTCCACCTGTGTTAGGTAAGTTTTTTCATAAAACTTTAGTTGATGTTTTAAAAGGAGAAGAACAAAGTGAAATAGATAAAAGATTAAAGGAATTTAAAACTCAGATATTAGATGGTACTATTCCTCTTACAGAATTAGGTAATCCAACATCAGTAAAAACATTAAATAAATATACTGAACGAAAAGCAAGAGCGGGTGAAATGTTTACTGTAGTAGCTAAAGGAGCCCCAGCAGCTGTAAGAGCAGTTATTAGATATAATGATTTACTTAATTTTTGGGGTTTAAATAAATCACACAGTCAAATTGGTCAAGGTGATAAAATTAAATGGATTTATTTGAAACCTAACCCATATCAAATTGATGCCCTTGCTTTTTTAGAGTGGGATTTACCTGAAAAAATCCACAAATTCATTGAGCAAAACGCAGATAGGAAGAAGATTTTTGAATCAATATTACTTAATAAACTAGAAGGATTTTATAATGATTTAGGGTGGACTTTAAATTTAAACCCTTATAAAGAAATGTTTTTTAAATTTTAAATATATGAAAATACTAGGAATAACAGGAGGAATGCATAGTTGTGGTTTAGCTTATTTAGAAGATGGACAACCTATATTTGCATTTGAAGAAGAAAGATTTAATAGAATTAGAACATATAAAGACTTCCAACAGGACTTCTTTAGATTCCCTTATAATTCTGCAAAAAATGTTTTAAGGTTTAAAGAGTTTAGTTGGGAGGGAATTGATTTTATCACCTCCCATTTCACCATAAAACAGATGGATGCAATTTGGAGGGGTACTGGGTTAGGTCCTCTACCTGAAGAAAAATATATTAAAATAAATCATCACTTAGGCCATTGTGCTTTAGCTTATTATTGTAGTGGGTTTAAAGAAGATACCTTTGTAATATCTATTGATGCATCAGGTGAAGAATATTCTTGCAGGGTGTATGTAGGAATTGAGGGGGATCTTAAGGAAATTTCAAATATTTCTTTGGAATACAAATCTTTAGGACATTATTATGCTATGCTTACTGAGTTTTTAGGTTTTAAAAGACTAAAAGATGAAGGTAAGGTTGTTGGTAGAGCTTCACATGGGGTTTATAATGAAAAAATATATAATATTTTTAATAAATGTATTACAATTGAAGGATTAAAAACTGATAGAGATAATGGAAATAAGATATTAGGAGGGGTATATGAAGAGTTTTATAGTCTCTGGTTTAAAGAATTTGGAAGTGAATATTGTAAGCATAAAGAAGATGATATAGCATTTAATGGACAATTAGTATTTGAAGAAAAAATACTTCAATTAATTAATAATATGCACCTAACATACCCAACTGTGAAAAATGTAGCAGCAGCTGGTGGGGTATTTGCTAATGTTAAACTTAATAAAAAAATTAATGATCTTTCATGGGTAGAAGAAGTATTTATTGCCCCTCCAATGGGGGATGAAGGCTTACCTTTGGGATCAGCCTTAGCAGCCCATAAATTAAAAAATCCATCCTTTAAACCTTTTAAATTAGATAATGTTTTTTTAGGTACTTCTTATACTGATGATGAATTTGATATAGATGAAAGTAAATATAATATAAGACCTTACTCCCCAAATCAAATAGCTTATGAATTAAAAGAGGGAAAAGTAGTAGGATGGTTTCAAGGAAGGTACGAGCATGGTCCTAGAGCTTTATGTAATAGAAGTATTATAGCAGACCCTAGTATACCAGGCACCTACAAAAAAATAAATGATAGATTACAACGGAATGATTTTATGCCCTTTGCCCCCGTTGTTATTGATGAATACGCTGATAAAGTGTTTAATGTAAATAAATCTAAATACACAGCTGAGTTTATGACCATGCTTTATGATACTAGGGAAGAATGGATTAATAAAATACCAGCAGTGGTTCACCCAATTGATAAAACAGCAAGAATTCAAATTGTAACTGAAAATAGTAATCCTAAGTTCTATAATTTAATAAATAAGTTTAATGATATTACTAATATCCCTGTTTTATTAAATACAAGTTTTAATATACATGGTGAACCTATAGTTTGTCACCCCAAAGAAGCTTTCGTACATTTGGATAACAATATAGTGGATATCTTAGTAATTAATGATAAAATATATTTTAAAAAATGATAAATAAATTAACGGTACAAAGTATAATAGATAAATACTATCTTGGAACAAATGAATCAGTAAAATGGAATATTGAAAATAATACCCTTAATATTGATTTTATGACTCCTACTAAAGATGTTATTGGTAATGTAACTTGCAATAATTTCCAACTAGAAGATAGTAAATTAGCTATTTATGATACTAAAAAATTAAATAGTTTAATTAGTATTTGTAATGGTGATTTACTTCTAGAATTAGAAAAAAATAATGCAATTTATACAAAACTAAAAATATCAGATCTTAATTTTAATCTTAATTATGCATTATCAGACCCATTACTTATAAATAAAGTAGGAGAAGTTAATGAAGCTGAGTGGGTTGTTGAATTAAATTTAACTCAAGAAGATGTTGTTAATATTATTAAAGCAAAAAGTGCATTAGCCCAAATTGATAATATGTTAGTAACAACTACAACTAATTTAGATGGGGAGAATGTTGTTGAATTTGTTTTTGGAGATGAATCAGGACACAATAATAAAATCACCTACCAAGTATTAGGAGATATTAAAGAAACAGATATAAAATTACCATTTAATTCAGATACATTTAAAACCATTCTCCAAGCTAATAAAGATATGGATGGTGGTAAATTATTACTAAGTAGTATGGGATTAATAAGATTAGATTTTGAATTAGATGATATTTCTTCAAAATATTACATGGTAAGGAAAGCAGAAACTGAATTTTAACATACGTATAATAAATTGACCCTAGGGCGCACGTTTTATTTTTATTAATCGATGATCGAAAGACATCACAAAACCAAATGATATGAGTACATTATTTTATGAACACACCCCATTCGATATTTTATATCGAAATCTTTTCAAATCAGATGAGCAATTTGCTCCTGCATTAAATTCCAAACAACCCCATCCTCTAGACATTTATTACGATCAAGAAGGCATTTACTTCGAGATTGCATGTACAGGTCTTACAAAAGAAGATATTAACATTGAGATTGAATCTGATGTTTTACGTATTTCTTATGCTAAACCTAAAGATGAGGAGAAAAAAGACCTATCAGGGTATATTTACCATGGTCTGTCTAGAAAGTCATTTAGCTTAGGATATAAAATTGCTCCTAAGTTTGACTTAACTAAAGTTAATGCTGAAATGGAAAATGGATTATTAAAAATAAATATTCCTCTTTCTAAAGAAGCTAAACCAAAAGCAATTAAAATTAAGTAACCTAAAAAGCGCCCTTAGGTTGGTTTATATGAATTATTTTCGTATATTTACGCATAATAAAAAACAAAAAGTTATATGTCAAAAATCACAGACCCCAAGATGGATCCCTACTATATAGGGAGAGATTCTCACTGTTACACAGTGTATGAAGTAGTAACCCCACAAGCAAAATATCTAGAAAAAGGTAGTGAAGGTAAAGATTATGAAAAACCAGTAGCTCATTATACTAATTTTTCTAATGCTCTTGAAAAAGTTATGAAAGAAAAACTTAATAGTAAGGATGAACATTATACTAGTATAAAAGAATATATTAAAGAATGGGATAAAATTAAAAATGAATTAAGTGAAATATTAAATTACAACAAAATATGAAATTAGAAGCACTATTTAATGCTGTTATAGTAAAACCTATTGAAGCAGAAGAAACCCAACGAGGTAACATTATTGTTCCTGACATGGGAAATGAGAAAAACCAAACAGGAGAAATTATATCTGTGGGCCCAGGACAAAACACAATTACTGGTGAGTTTATTAAAACTATTAGTAAGGTAGGTGATGTAGTGGTATTACCCACCCAAGGTTTTACAAAATTACCTCATGATGGTGAGGAATATTGGGTTGGTCCTGAAAATCAAATCTTAGCAAAAATTAATAAATAAAAAAATGGGAATGGATTATAAAAAACAAATTGAATTTGGCCCTGAAGCAAGGGAAGAGTTAATGAAAGGTATTAATATTTTAGCGGATGCTGTTGTCTGCACATTAGGACCTAATGGAAGAAATGTATTAATTGATAACAGTGGTTATGGTGCAAAAGCTCCTCCAACACACACAAAAGATGGTGTAACTGTTGCTAAGAATATTACTGTTGATGGTTTAGTTCCTAATTTAGGAGCACAAATGATTAAAACAGCAGCTACGAAAACTGCTGATAAGGCTGGGGATGGTACTACTACTTCAACTTTATTAGCTCGCGAATTAGTAAAAGCTGGGTTATCTCATCTTAATAATGGTGAAAATGCTGTTGAAATTAAAAGAAATATTGAAGCAGCTGTAAACGAAGTAGTTTCTGTTATTAAAAATAATATTAGTAAAGAAATTTCATCTGAAGAACAACTGCAACAAATAGCAACAATATCAGCAAACAATGATATTGAAATTGGAAAACTTATTGCAACTGCAATTGAAAAAGTAGGACAAGATGGAGTAGTTCATATTGAGGAATCAAAATCAGGAGATACTTATCTTGAAACTGTTGAAGGTATGCAATTTGACAGAGGATATAAATCCCATTTCTTTGTTACTAACAATTCAGATATGAGTTGTACATTAGATAATCCTTTTGTATTAATTGCTGATCATAAATTTACACAAGTAAAAGAATTACTCCCTATTTTAGAAAGTGTTTCTAACCAAAATCGTTCATTACTTCTTATTACTGATGATATTGATGGTGAAGCGTTAGCAACCCTTATTGTAAATAAAGCAAGAGGAATACTTAAAGTATGTGCTATTAAAGCTCCTGATTTTGGAGAGAGAAAAAAATTATCATTAGAAGATATTGCTACATTAACAGGTGGTACTGTATTTGATAAAGATAAAGGAATGAAACTTGATAAATTCTCTTATGATTGGTTTGGAGAAGCTCGTACTGTTACTATTACTAAAGAACAAACTACAATTGTTGATGGTAAAGGGGTAGCTGAAGATATTGAAGCTAGAGTATCTGAATTACAATCTCAAATTGATAAAGAAGATACACCTTATATTATTGAACATTTACAAAATAGATTGGCTAAAATGGTAGGTGGAGTGTCTATTATTCATGTAGGTGGATTTACTGAAACTGAAGCTAGAGAAAAGAAGGATAGAGTTGATGATGCACTTCATGCTACAAAAGCGGCTTTAGAAGCTGGAGTAGTACCAGGAGGAGGAACAGCATTACTTTATGCTTCTAATGGATTAGATAATAATAATTTAGGTAATTCAATTGTTAAAAAAGCATGTAGAAAACCATTTACTCAAATTTTAGTTAATGCAGGCCACGAACAAACAGAAGCAGAAATCATTGCAAATAAATTAATTGAATCTGGAGATGATTATTGGGCAGGTTATGATGTTAAAAATGAATCAATTGTTAATATGGAAGAAGAAGGTATTATTGATCCTTCAAAAGTTACAATTACAGCATTACAAAATGCAGCATCCGTAGCAGGTACTATACTTTTAACAGAATGTGTAGTTGTTGATCACCCAGAACAAAAAGAACCAACTCCAGATGGAGTAACTAATTTTTAACCTATGGAAAAAAAAGTTATAGAACATAATGAATTAATTGCTACTAGAGTACCACCTGGAGATAGGTGGACTCTGGTTGGTGATCCTAAAAAAGAAGTATTTACAAATTTAACAGATTCTTTAGAAGCCTTTTTCCACCAAACAGGATTCCAGGGGGCTTATAGACTAGATCCTTTAGATAATAAATTATATGCTGTTCAATCTTCTGAAATTGAAGTTAAAAAAGATACTCCTAAAATGTATGGTATGTATGGTGAATTTAGGCAAGGAATTTAATTTGGTTATTTAAATAAAAGTTATTATATTATGGTTATGGAACATAGTTTATTAGTTGAGCGTTATAGACCAAATACATTAGATGGGTATGTTGGGAATGAACATATCAAGAAGAGTATTACTCAATATTTAGATCAAAATGATATACAAAATTTAATTTTCTATGGTCCAAGTGGAACCGGAAAAACTACACTAGCAAAAATAATAGTAAAAAATCTTGATTGTGAGCATCTTTATATTAATGCCTCAGATGAACGTGGTATTGAAACGATTAGAGATAAAGTGTCAGGATTTGCATCATCAGCTAGTTTTAAACCACTTAAAGTGGTCATTTTGGATGAAGCTGATTTTCTTACTATACAAGCGCAAGCTTCTCTCCGTAATGTCATTGAAACGTTTTCACGTACTACTAGGTTTATCTTAACTTGTAATTATGTAGAACGTATTATTGATCCTTTACAGTCAAGATGTCAAACATTAAAAGTTATTCCCCCAACAAAATCAGATGTTGCAAAACACCTTGCTTGGGTTATGGGTGAAGAAAGTTGTTCATTTGAAATAGAGGATTTAAAAACTATAGTTAATCAATTCTACCCAGATTTACGTAAATGTCTTAATACAATTCAATTATCTATTTTAGATGGGGGAGCCAATGATAGATATCTTCAAATAGACAAATCAGTACTTGTATCATCTAATTATATGACTCAAGTGCTTAAGGAATTAGTAGGTAAAAAATCATGGAAAGGTATTAGGCAAATTATAGCAGATGCTAATGTTCAAGATTTTGAAGAGTTATATCGTTATCTTTATAATAATGCTAGTAAATTTGCTCCTGGTAAAGAAGGGATGGTAGCATATTATATTAATGAATATTCATATCAATCTAATTTTAGAATTGATAAGGAAATAAATTGCATGGCTTTAATAAATCAATTAATTAGTTTATAATGAATATTAATCCTGATTATCACAATGAAAAGTTAACCTATACAGATGATAATCTTTTATTAGATTCTAATGGAAGTGCCATTATGATGGGTTGGGAAAAAAATATCATGAAACATAGTGCTATTGAAATTTGCAAAAATGGGGGAGATATTCTTAATATTGGGTTTGGGTTAGGTTTTATTGACAATTATATTCAAAATTATAATACACTTATTAAAAACCATTGGATAATTGAATCACACCCTGATGTACAAGAAAAAATGATTAAAGATGGGTGGTTGAAAAAGGAAAATGTAAAGGTTATATTTAAACCTTGGCAGGAAGTAATAAAATATTTACCTAAATTTGATGGCATTTATTTTGATACTTGGTTAGAATCTCAAAAAGAATTTGATGTAAATGTTAAAAACTTATTAAAACCTAAGGGAATATATTCATTTTTCAATAACCCAAATGGTGGGGTAGTTAATAATATAGCAAAACAATCTTATGACATTTTAAAACCATCATTCGATATAACACCCATAGAAATTCCAGTGTCAAATGATTATAACCAACATTTAAAACATCAATATTTTGATACTAATATTAAAACCTATTTCATTCCTAAATGTCAATTAAAATAAAAAAATTTTTAAATAATAAATATATAAAACTATTATTCAGCATATCTATTATGGGATCAGCAATACCTTCTATTTATCAAGATTTTACTTACGGTCATAGTGGTGTTTGGACGCATTATGGTATGATATTAGTAGGTTATTTATATTTTATTGAATCATTACTTTGGACCCTAGACTTATGGCAACAAGAAAACAATTAAAACAAACATTAGAAAATTATGAGGTTATAATTTTTGAAAATCAAGATTATAATGTTAGTGACTTTTATAATTTAAAAAAAGAATTACTAAAAGAAGAACATTTAGACTTAATTCAAATTTTTGAAGTATTAGAATCTATGATTGAAAAAAAACACAACGATCTTATGAATCGTAGAATAAATTTACTAACTATTTGGTCTACAATATTTTTACCCTTATCATTTTATACTGGACTTTGGGGAATGAATTTTGATGACGTACCTTTAATAACAGATGATCACGGTTTTTGGATATTTGCTGCATTAACAATAGGAACAATAGTAGGAATGTGGTTATATTTTAAAAAACATAAATGGATTTAAATTAATTAAATTAAATAAAAATGAGTGAACAAAAACAACAAATGAACATGAATGTAGATGTTAAGAACACTACAAAAATTGAAACCCCAGATGGTGGGGTAGTTTTTCAACAAGGAGTATTGCTTCGTAAAGTATCTAAATTTGTAGTAGGTGCTGATGAAGACGCATTAATGCCTATTCCTATATTTTTTGACCCTAAAACAGGTAAAATATTAAATGCTACAATACCAGCTGAACTTAGAGAAGAGTATAAAGATCATACTATTGCCTAATGAAGCTCTGGGATTGGTTAGAAGAAATAACAGTTAAGAAAACCCCAGCTTCTCAATTTAGTGAAAAAGATTGGGAGAGTTGGAATTCTTATATGGTTCATAGGTTTATGTCTATGGGAAAAAATAATATAGAAATATCTAATATGGCCCAAAGATTTTTACCAACAGATAAAATAGGAATTTACAATTTTTATTGTAATATGATTCCTAGAAAAAAGGTATGGAACAAATATATTAAATCTAGCGTTAAAGGAAAAAATAAGGAATTGGTTGAAGTAATAGCTAATTATTTTGAATGTGGTTCCTATGAAGCAGATCATTATATTGATATCATAGGTAAAAATGAAGTAAAAAATATTTTATCATCTATAGGAAAAGAAAAAAAAGAAATAACCCAATTATTAAAAATATGACACCAGAATTATTAAAAATGCTAAAAACATCAGCAGAAGCTGATAAAGCTAAGGCATTATTATCATTAGAATTATTAGGAAATAAATCAGTAGGTATTGGAGACCATTCAACCGAAGATTTTTATAAAAATGCTGAAGAAGCACTTTCAATGTTAGTAGATGCTGATGATAGACTTAATACATTAAAAATTTATTTTAACTATAAAAAAGTAATAAAATGAGTAGTACAGTAGAAAAATATTATGAAAATCCCCCAAATGAAGGTACAACTGTATCAAGTACAGTAGAGTTATTTGAAAATGAATACCCAGAATTATCTGAAGAATTTAAAAGAATTACTGAAGAAATGTATGAAATGTTTGCCAGGAAACATATGGATTATGGTTTAAACAACATTACTTTAGGAGGTGATATATTAAATAGTGAAGATGATAAGAAATTTTCATTAACAGGTCTAGCTATTAGACTTACAGATAAAATATCTCGTTTAAAAAATCTTTTGTTTAATGGTAGAAATTTTGTTAAAGGAGGAGGGATGGACGATACTTTTATTGCTATTGCTAATTACGGTATAAATGGTTTGCTAGTAGGACGTAATAAATGGAAAAAATAATGATTAGTATTATCATCCCTACAATGTACAAATCCCCGAGATTACCAAAATTAATCCAGGATTTAGAGCAACATAATTTAGTTAGTGAGATTCTTCTTATTGAGGATACTCCCTCCATTTATATGGATGGGATGTTAGATAATATTACCACTACAAAAACCATTATATATCCCTTTACTAAAAAAAGATATTGTAATGGGGTGTGGAATTTTGGAGTAAGTAAAGTTAAAAATCATTTTTATGCTTTATGTAATGATGATATTAATTTTAACACCAACATTATTGATGATGTCCTTTATTTCTACCAATCAAAACCAAACATGGGTTTTGTAGGTATGCACCACACATCATACATTTATCAGAAATCTGAAATGTATGCTATTCAGAAAAACAATCCAAATTCAGAAAATTATGGTTGGGGGTGTTTAATATTTAACCATAAAAATAATAATGTTTTCATCCCTGACGATTTAAAAAATTATTTTGGTGATAATTTCTATAGAGAAAATAGTAAACTTCAAAATTGGGATTATATAGGCCATAAAATAGAAACAGAAATGAGTACAACTTTAAAAAATGTTCCTATGGATTTAGATAGAAATATTTGGAAATCTAAATATAAAAAACATCATGGCTAGAAATACAAGATTAATTAGTATCAAAGGGTGTCCTATGGTAATATATGAAGCACCTGAATGCATATCAGATGATATAGTTAAGTATAATAATTTTTGGGAATATGAAGTATTTGATAAATGGGAAAAACATTTTCCAAGAGAAGGATTAATGTTAGACATTGGGGCTAATATAGGTTCTCATTGTATACAATTCAAATACCATTTCCCAAATATAAAAATATGGGCTTTTGAACCTTTCCCCCCAAATTATGAATTATTATCTAAAAATATAGAAATGTTAGATAATGTACATGGTTTTCATTTAGGAGTTGGTAGTGGAAATTCTATGGTTTACTTTGGAAATGAATGGTCTCAAAATTGTGGGTCTGCAAAGGTAGTAGATAAAGAAAAAAGTTTTTCTAGACCTTATTCAAATATGGTAGTAGCATTAGACACAATAATCTTCCATGAAGCTGTTAAATTTATAAAAATTGATATAGAGGGTCATGAATACTCAGCTTTTGAAGGTGCTAAGAAATTGATAACAAAAGATAAACCTTTGATATGGTTAGAAGATCATACTAAACCTATAGGTGATGGAGCTGCAATTAAATATTTAAAAAATTTAGGGTATGAAATATTAGATTCTTATTTAATAAGAGATGATCAATCACACAAATCTGCAGATTTTTTAATGTACCACCCTGATAATGTTTGGTATAATTAATTAGGATACCACATACCAATTTCGTATATTTACGTCTATAAAATACATTATTTTGGCAAAAAAGAAATTACCTATAATAGTTAGGGATATAAAGGAAAATCCCCCCTCACCAGTTAATTTTGCAGTTGAAAAGAATATTTCATATTCCCAATTGTCAATGTTTACTCAATGTCCTAAAAAATGGTCTCTCCAATATAGAGATGGTCATAAAATTAGTGAACAAAGTATTCATATGACTTTTGGTACAGCCCTACATGAGGTATTACAACATTATTTAGATGTAATGTATGCTAAAAGTGGTGCTGAAGCAGATAGGATTGATATTAATGAATTATTTGAAGAAACATTAAGAGAATGCTACGCTAAAGACTATAAAAAAAACAAAAACCAACACTTTAGTACACCCGAGGAATTAAGGGAATTTTATGAAGATGGGAAAGCTATATTAGATAACTTTAAAAAGAAAAAAAGTGGTTATTTTTCTAAAAAAGGATGGTATTTGGTGGGTTGTGAAATACCAATAGTTATGGCGCCTAATTTGCGTCTTAACCGCGTTAAATATATGGGTTATTTGGACATCGTAATGTACCATGAACCAACGAATACATTTAAAATAATCGATATAAAAACAAGTACAAAAGGTTGGAATAAATACACCAAAAAAGATGAATCCAAACAATTCCAATTAATACTTTACAAGTACTTCTTCAGTAAACAGTATAATATTCCAATTGAAAATATAGAAATTGAATTTTTTATTGTTAGAAGGAAGGTTTATTTAGATGGTGAATATCCTCAAAAACGTATACAAACATTTGTTCCTGCTTCTGGTAGGAATAAATTATCCAAAGCTACTAAAAATCTAGATGATTTTATAGAGAGAGCATTTAATTTGGATGGCTCATATAAAGATACTACATTTATGCCAAAACCAGGCAAATGGAATTGTACATTTTGTCCTTATAAAGAAAATAAAGAACTATGTAGTGCAGTTGGTAAATCTTTATAATCTACATATATGTATAGACAAATATATTAAAAAATAATAATTATGTCACAAACAAAAGAAATGACACTTACGAGTGTAAAAGTAAAAAGCAATTTATTTGAAAATTTTAAAATAGAATGTGTAAAAAGAAAATTTAGTTTTCAAAAACTTGCTGATCGATCAATTTATTTGTATCTTACAGATGAAGATTTTAGAAAAAAAATTAACAATCAAATTAATTTAGAAATTAAAGACTAAAACAAAAATGAAAGAAGGTTATATTGAACAAAGTTATAGAAAGAAAATTCTATTATTAACGGATGATATTAGAGTACATTCGGGGGTTGCTCAAATTGGTAGGGAAATTGTTACTAATACTTCACACCATTATAATTGGTGTCAATTAGCAGGTTCTGTCCAACACCCAGACAAGGGAAAAGTCCAAGATCTATCAGAAGAAGTAAATAAATCAGAAGGGATTGAGGATGCTTATGTAAAGCTATATCCTGTAGATGGTTATGGTAATCCTGATATTTTAAGAGAGGTTTTAAAAATTGAAAAACCAGATGCAATTTTTTTAATTACTGACCCAAGATATTTTGAATGGGTATTTCAAATGGAAGATGAAATCAGAACAAAAATTCCAATAGTATACCTCAACATTTGGGATGACCTCCCAGCTCCTCAATATAATGAAGAATTTTATGAATCTTGTGATGCCTTATTCGGTATTTCCAAACAAACTGTAGCAATTAATAAAATTGTTTTAGGTGATAAAGCTAAAAATAAGGTCATTGAATATGTTCCTCATGGTTTAGATACTAAAAAATTCTTCACAATGACAGATCCAAATGAAGAATTTGATAATTTTAAAAAACAAATAACTAAAGGTGTTGAAAGAGACTTTATATTATTTTTTAATTCAAGAAATATTAGAAGAAAATCAATACCAGATGCTATTTCTGCTTGGAAATTATTTACAGATACATTAACAGAAGAAGAAAAAAAGAAAGTATTATTTATCTTACATACTGATATAGTTAGTGATGCAGGAACAGATATACCGGCAGTAGTAGAATATTTAATGGGAGAGGATGATGAAACTGTAGTAATTTCTCAGAATAAATTACCACACTCCCATATGAATTATCTTTATAATATGGCGGATGGAGTTATATTATTATCATCTGCTGAAGGTTGGGGACTAGCATTAACTGAATCCTTACTTACAGGAACTCCTTTTATTGCTAATGTAACAGGTGGAATGCAAGATCAAATGAGATTTGTAGACCATAAAGGTAATTGGTATGTTAATTCAATTGATATGCCTTCCAACCAGTTTGGTACTTACACAGAACATGGAGAATGGGCACTACCGGTTTATCCTAAAGCTATGGGGATGGTAGGTTCACCAATAACCCCTTATATTTGGGATAGTAGATGTGATTTTAGAGATGCTAAATGGAGAATCATTGAATTATATAAGATGGGTGATGAAGAGAGAAAAAGAAGAGGTAATTTAGGTAAAGAATGGGCTAAAGGAGATGAAGCTGGGTTTACTGCTGAACAAATGGGTAAAACTTTTACTGAAGGGATGGAAAAATTATTTTCAACTTGGATGCCTAGAGAAAGATTCACATTTTGGAAAGATACAGATTTCAAAGTAAGAACATTAAATCATAAATTAGAATACTAAATGAAAAATACATTTGTTATAAGCGCTCCAGTTGAGACTTACTCAGGATATGGAGCAAGAGCTAGAGATTTTGTAAAAGCTTTAATAGAATCAGATAAATATGATATTAAAATTCTATCACAAAGATGGGGTGATACTAGAAAGGGATTTTTAGATGATTTCCCAGAATGGAATTTCATGAAAGAATATCTTATACCTAATTTAACGTCAAAACCAGACATTTGGTGTCAAGTCACAGTACCCAATGAATTTCAACCTGTAGGCGAATATAACATTGGTTTAACGGCAGGTATCGAAACTACAGCATGTGCCCCTCAATGGATTGAAGGTTGTAATAGGATGAATTTAATTTTAACTTCATCTAACCATTCTAAGAATGTATTTGAAAATACATCTTATGAGATGCAAAATAAACAAACAGGTCAAAAGCAACCTTTAAAATTAACCACACCAGTTAAAGTATTATTTGAAGGCGCTAATTTAGATGTTTATAAAGGAATTAAAGAATTTACTAATGAAAAATTATATAATCACATAAATGACATACCTGAAAAATTTGCTTATTTATTTGTTGGACATTGGTTAAAAGGTGCACTAGGTCATGATAGAAAAAATGTAGGTTTATTAATTAAAGCTTTCTTTGAAGTATGGAAAAATAAATCAAATGCACCTGCACTAGTTCTTAAAACATCTATTGGAAAAGGATCTCACATAGATCGGAGAGAAATAATGAAAAGGATTGATACAATTAAAAAAAGTCTTCCACCTTCAAACAAATTACCAAATGTTTATTTACTTCATGGTGATTTATCTGATGGGGAAATTAATGAATTATATAATCACCCAAAGATTAAAGCTATGATTAGTGCTACTAAAGGAGAAGGATTTGGTAGACCATTATTAGAATTTGCATTAACAGGCAAACCAACAATTGCAACTGGGTGGAGTGGACATATAGATTTTCTAAATCCTAAATTTGCACCTATAATGGGGGGTAAATTAGGTAAACTAGATCCATCTGCAATACAAAAAGATGTATTAATTGAAGGGGCAGAATGGTTTGATGTAGACCATGGTCATTTGGGTCATTTTATGGTTGATGTCAAGAAAAATTATAAAGATTGGAATAAGAAATCAAAAATATTAGGTAGTAGATTAAGAAAAAACTTTAGCTATGAAGGTATGAAAAAGGTATTAATTGATATTTTAGATAATAATGTTGATGTTCCAACACAAATAAAATTAAAACTCCCAGAAATAAAAGGAGTTGAACTACCAAAACTACAATAAAATGGATGATTTAAAAATATGTGATAGATGTGGATCAGATGCCTGCTATATTCAAGAAGTAAATGAAAATATTAAAAATTACCAATGCTATGGTTGTGGTTTTATTACTAATAGTTTACTAGTAAAAGATACTCAATTTTTTGAAGAACAAATGGAATTACTTCCTAACTTGTACAAAGAATTAATGGGGGAAGATGATGATGGTAAAGTTTGGATGCCTTCAACTGTAAATATGCCTACTAAAGGAATGATATTTGCAAATGGTAAAAATGCTGAAAATTGGAAATGGGCAGCAGTACTAGCAGTTAAAGTAAAAGATGAAGAAAAGGAAAATTATCCTATCCGAGGAAAAGAAGGTGAATATTATGAATGGAGAATGGATATGGAAAACATGAAAGAATTTCCCGAAACAGATTATATTGAAGCTTTAGATTATATTGGAATATTTAAACCTGAGAATTAATGAAAGTATTAGTAACCGGCGGAGCTGGATTTATAGGAAGTAACTTAGTAAAACGATTATTAGATGAAGGACATGAAGTTCAATCATTAGATAATTACTCTACAGGTACTGTAGAAAATGAAGTTGAGGGTTGTAAATATTGGCATGGTGATATTTCAACTATAGATGATATTGATAAAGATTATGATTTAATATTTCATTTAGCAGCTCAATCTAGAGTACAACCTTCATTTAATGATCCTTCAGAATCATTTAGAGTAAATGTAAAGGGAACAGAAGAAGTTTGTGAATTTGCAAATCATATAGGGGCAAAAGTTGTATATGCTGGTTCATCATCAAAACACCACAATCCCTCTACCTCCCCTTATGCAATGTATAAATATTTAGGTGAAGGTATATGCAATTTATATAAAGAATCATTTGATGTAAATATTGAGATTTGTAGATTTTATAATGTATATGGACCTGGTGAAGCATTAGATGAGAAAAATGGTAATGTAGTTGGTATCTGGAGATCTAGAATTAATAGAGAAGCTCCAATTGAAATAGTCGGTGATGGGTTACAAAGAAGAGATTTTACTCATGTTGATGATATTGTGGATGGTTTATATAGAATTGGTTTTGCAAATTTCTATAGTGGAGAAGCAGATTTCCAAAGACCATCATCAATTGATGCTTGGGAATTAGGAACAGGAGTTAATTATTCAATTAAGGAATTAGCTGAGATGTTCCAAAAGAAATCAGGATGTAAAATAAAATACATTACAGACCAACCAGGAAATTACAGATTAACTTTATGCAACGATACTACCACTCAGGAAATTTTGGGTTGGGAACCTAAAGATCAATTATTACATTATATAAATAATTTAAAAATCAAATGAAGATAAGTTATGCTGTAACAGTATGTGATGAATTTGAAGAAATTAAAAAATTACTTGAAATATTATCAAATACTAAAAGAAATATTGATGAGGTAGTTGTTTTATTAGATACTACGAAATCAAACAGTAAAATATTAGATTATTTAACAAAATTAGAATCTAATAATGAAATAGTTTTAATACAAGGAAAATTTAATAACCACTTTGCTGATTGGAAAAATAAATTAAATAGTGCCTGTACAGGAGACTATATATTTCAAATTGATGCTGATGAATATCCACATTTATATCTATTAAAATCTCTTCATATAATATTAGAATCAAACCCTGTAGATTTAATTAGGGTTCCTAGAGTTAATACTGTAAAAGGTTTAACATCCTACCACATACAAGAATGGGGATGGAATGTAAATGAAAATAATTGGGTTAATTGGCCTGATAAACAGTGGAGGATTTATAAAAATAATCCTAAGATTAAATGGGAAGGAAAGGTTCATGAAAAAATTATTGGGCATGAAACTTTTGCTGAGCTACCTGAGGATGAAGCATATTCTTTATATCATCCTAAAAATATTAAAAAACAAGAAGCACAAAATAATTATTATAATACTCTTTAAAAATGAAAATAGGAATAATAGGACAAGGTTTTGTTGGTAATGCAGTTTACCAAAAATTTAAAAATTACTATAATGTTAAAACATTTGATATAAAAGGTAAAATTCATTGTAATAGCAATGAGCAAGAAGTATTAAATAGTGAAGTTGTATTTATTTGTTTACCAACCCCAATGAATAAAGATGGGAGTTGCCACACAGATATAGTTGAAAAAGCAATCAAACGTGTAGTTGAACTTGGCACATCTAAAATAGTAGTCATTAAATCAACAGTACCTCCGGGTACTACTGAAAAATTAAATAAACTATATAATAATTTAGATATAGTATTTAACCCTGAATTTCTAACTGAAGCAAATGCTGTAGATGATTATAATAGACAAAAACGAATTATATTGGGTGGACCCCGAAAATCAACTACAAAATTAAAACCATTATTTTCTAAAGCATTTCCTAAAGCCCATATAATTAAAACAGATTCAACATACGCTGAAATGATTAAATATGTTACTAATTGTTTTTTAGCAACTAAAGTTTCATTTGCTAATGAAATGTATGATGTGTGTGGAGAGTTAGGTGTGGATTATGATAAAGTAATTGAATATGCTTGTTATGATGAAAGATTAGGAACATCACATTGGGCAGTTCCAGGCCCAGATGGAGATAGAGGATATGGGGGGCATTGTTTTCCTAAAGATGTAAAGGCATTAATTAAGGTAGCTATAGATAATGATTTACTCCCTCAAATGTTGATAGCAACAGATGATAAAAATAGACAAGTAAGAGAAAACAGAGATTGGGAAAATATGAAAGGAAGAGCAATTTTATAATTATTAATAAAAATGAATAAACAAAAAACAATATTAATTACGGGAGTAGCAGGACTACTAGGAAGCAGATTAGCAGATTGGGTTATTGAAAACAAACCAGAATATAAAGTAGTTGGTATTGATGATTTAAGTGGTGGTTTTGAAGAAAACATTAACCCAAAAGTAGATTTTTGGCAAATGAATCTTACAGAACATCCAATTGAAAATTGTTTTGAAGTAAATAATTTTGATTATGTATTTCACTTTGCTGCTTATGCTGCTGAAGGTTTATCTCCATTCATTCGTTGTTACAACTATGAAAATAATTTAAAATCCACAGCCCGCATAGTTAATGAATGTATAAAACACGACGTTAAAAGACTGATATTCACGTCAACTCTAGCAGTATATGGACATGGCAATGGTGGAATATTTGATGAAGATCAACAACAATCACCAATTGATCCTTATGGAGTAGCTAAATATGCTTGTGAAATGGATATTCAGATCGCTGGTGAACAGCATGGATTAGATTGGTGTATTATTAGACCACATAATGTATATGGTATTAAACAAAACTTTTGGGATAAATATAGAAATGTATTAGGTATTTGGATGTACCAACATTTAAATGGCATGCCTATGACAATATTTGGAGATGGTGAACAAACCAGAGCATTTAGTTTTATTGATGATTCATTAGAACCTTTATGGAATGCTGCTGTAAGAAAAGAAGCATGCTGTGAAATTATTAATTTAGGTGGTATTGAAGAAATATCAATTAATGATGCGTGTAAAATTCTTAGAGATGTAATAGGTGAGGATGCTAAAATACAATATTTAGAAGGCAGACATGAAGTTAAACACTCCATACCAACATATCAGAAATCAATTGATTTATTAGGATTTGAATATAAAACTGATATGAAATCAGGTTTAAAACAAATGTGGGAGTGGGCTAAAAATCAACCTATGAGAGATAGGTTTGTATGGCCTAAGTATGAGGTTGAAAAAGGAATTTATAGTTTTTGGAAAAATGAAACTAAAAAACATAATAAATAAAAGTTATTATTGTACTATAGGCCATGTAAATAGTGAAAGCGATTTAAAATTACATGAAAGATATATTTTATATAACCTCCCAGTACTAAAGGAATTTAAACAACACATAATTGTTGTTAATTACTCAACACCCCTTCAACAAGAAAATACTAAATTATGGAGACACTACTTTCCAAATTGTGTAATTTTAGATTTAGAGGAAAATAGAGGCCATTCATTTGGAATTGCCGATCAGGAAAATGCTATAATTGATTATTGTCATGAAAATGATATAGATTGGGTATGTAAATCCTCTCATGATATAGTATTCCAACCTACAATTTTAGATATTAAAGTCAATGATAGTGATTTTTATTACATGAATGGTATTGGTTTTGGGGGGATGGAAAAATATAATTTTGATTTAGATAAAATCTCTAAGGAGGATTTTTACCCACAGACTAATTTTTATTTTATAGATACAACTAAAATTGATTATCTTTATGACAAAAAATATGTTAATGATACTTACGATTATATTCAAAATTTAGAAGTTTATAGTGGTAGAGTTTGGGAACATATTGAAGGATGGACTTGTGAAGATTTTTTGAAGAAATGTGTAATTAGAAATGATCTCTCCAAATATCATTTGGTTTCCCATAAAAAATATCGTATATTATTGGAGACAATAAAACATCAACAAATACACGATTGTAGCCATAAAAATATCATGATAGAAGGAATATGTCATTTCCAACATCCTGATCAAAACGTTTTAATTATATGAAAGTAGACCTAGAAAGAAAAGTAAATGATATATTCAGAACTCCAACAGACATTAATGAACATATCCCTACAATAATTAACTTAGCACAAGAATGTGACCATATTACAGAAATGGGTGTAAGAGGAATCATTTCAACTTGGGGATGGCTAGCAGGCTTCCCAAAGAATGGTTTATATTGTTATGATCTTCATAATCCCATTAAATGGCAAGGTAACATTCAAGATGTCTATGATACTGCTGAAGCTTATAATATTCCTTTTAAATTTACAGAAGCGGATGTATTAAAAATTGATATTGAAGAAACTGATTTATTATTTATTGACACTTGGCATAACTATGACCAATTAAAATCAGAGTTAGCAAGACACTCAGATAAAGCAAAAAAATATATTTGTTTTCATGACACAACAACTTATGAACATCGAGGGGAAGCAATGAGCTCTGAAGGTGGGGATAAATGGAATGAAAATGATTTAAATAAAAATAAAGGATTATGGGATGCTGTTACTGAGTTTTTAGATGAAAATAATGACAAATGGGAATTATTTAAAAGGTACACAAATAATAATGGATTTACAATTATTAAACGTAAATGAAAGTAATATATAGAATATCAGATGCTGGTTATAATAAAGTAAAACCAGATTATATAAATAATGAAAAGTGTTTGGCAAATGCTTTTAAGGTATTTAATGATGCTGATTGGTCAATCATAGCTGATGGAATATCAGAAGAAACCAATAATATGATTCAAAAGTATATTCCACGTAATTATATTTATTATGTTAATGAAGGGAATGGAGCTAGAACATTTAATCTAGCTTTAGATGAGGCCATAATGGAGGATGATGGTGATGAAATAGTATATTTTTTAGAAAATGATTATTTACATAAACCTAATTCACTAAAAATTTTAAATGAAGGATTTACATTAGGAGCCTCTTTCATATCATTATATGATCACCCTGATAAGTATTTATCCCCAAATAAAGGAGGTAATCCATTTTGTGAGGGGGGAGCTGAAGATACTAGAGTGTATTTAACTGATAGTTGTCATTGGAAAATTACAAATTCAACTACAATGACGTTTGCATCTAAAGTATCTACTTTAAGAGCTAATGAAAGTATACTTCGTGAACATACTTCCACTACCCACCCAAATGATTTTAATATGTTTTTAGAATTAAGAGAAGAAAATGAATTATTAATAACACCCATACCAGGTTATGCTACTCATGGAGAAACTGCTTGGTTATCACCTTTAACAAAATGGAGTAAAATATGATTAGTATAATAATCCCAACATATAGAAATCCCGAATATTTAGACATATGTTTAAAATCTGCAATTGATCAACAGTCAATTACAAATGAAATTATAGTTGTTGTAGATGGTTTTATTGAAGAAAGCCAATTAATACTAGATAAGTATAAAGATAATATTAAAGTATTGGATTTAGGGGAAAATCAAGGAATGCAACAGGCCCTTAATTTGGGGGTTATGAATGCTACAAATGAAATTATCTTTATAGTAAATGATGATAATGTGTTTTGTAAGGATTATGATTTAGTAATATCAAAGGAGATAAAACATCTCCCAAGAACAGTACTAACTTTAAATCAAATAGAACCAACAGGTCCAGGTATATTCAACTTCCCCGTTAAGGATTTAGGACGTAACCCTAAAGAATTTAAATATGAAGAATTTATTAAGTACGAGCAATCAATTAATAAAGAGGAATTAACGATTGATGGTGGTATTTTCCCATTTGCAATGCATAAAAAATATTATATGGCTGTTGGTGGGTTTGATACAATGTACCAATCACCTTTTATTTGTGATTGGGATTTCTTTTTAAAATTAGATTTAATAGGACTTGGATTTATTAGAACACATAGAGCACATTTATATCATTTTGGGAGTACCGCAACTAAAAATGGTAAGGAAGGGGTTAAATTTAGAGCAACAGAAGGACCAGCAGCTGAGATGTTTATATATAAGTGGGGTATGTCACCTCAACTATTTGAAAATAATTCCCACAGACCTAAAGGATCTATTATTAGAGGAATCAATTTTTAAATATTTATGACCATAACCCCCAAAAATATAATACAAATGGAAGAAAATGATAAAATGAATAAGGTATCTAAGAGAGAGGTTATAAACATAGAAATAGATTGGGAGAATGAAGAAGATTTAATAGGATTAAGTGATAATGAAGAATTTGTTGATTTTATACTAGAAGAAAGTTTAAAAGCAATAGTTGATGCTTTAAGGAATAATAAAAATAAAGCAGAGCTATTTAATATATTTAATATGTCTGTTATTATAGAATTAAAAAAATCTCAATTCAAAATTGTTTTAAATAAAATTACCGAAATGCTAATAAAGAATGAAGAGTATGAGAGATGCTCAGAATTACAAAAATTAATTAAAAAATATGAAATATAAATTCTACAGTCCAAAAAACAAAGATAAAGAAACAATGGGGATAGTAAAGGCATCCTCATTATATGAAGCATACCGAATATCAGCTTCAACTAAAAAACTACCTTTAACCCAATTCAAAAAATTATTCATAGTAGAAGAAATTAAGGATGAATAATAGAAATGAGGGTTTGGAACAATTATTTAAAATGGTTCTTGGAGCTGATGTAAATATTAAAGATAATTTTGATCAAACAGAAGAAGTAATATTTGCAAGTTTAATTAAAAGACTTGAAGAATCTGAACAAATGGAACATAAAGTGTTTCAAACTAGTGGTATTGATTTAAGTAAAGTAACAGATGGGTTATGGTTTGTTATAGAAAACCAAATGAGAATGTTATATGGTTCTGAATCATCAGAGTTAATTCAATGGTACATTTATGATAGATTTAACCCAGATGGTAGCATCATTCCACTAGAAGGTCCTAATGGTAAATTATTTATATTAAGAAATCCAAATGATCTTTGGAGTTATATAAAATTTAAATTTACAAAATAATTTGGGTATCTAACATTCCTTTCGTATATTTACACATAAATAGTTTATAATTGTGTTGTAAGTGTAAATTAAATTTGATATTGATGAAGTTGAAAATGATACCATGCATTGCATGTAAAAAACCTATGCCTGAACTAAGATTAACTAAATTTGGATATAAAAACTGCGTAGATTGCTCTACTATAGGCACATATAAAGCGGTAAGTACACAACATGGCGAAGGTGACCATACATGGAATGATATTCAAATTATGACGCCTGAACAAATGGAGTCATACAATAAAAATATTAATAAAAAACCAAAATTAGACTCATATAGTAACTTAGATGCCTAAAGCAAGACCCCTTACTAAAGAACATATTTTAGCTGCAATGGCTAAGACAAAATCAAATATGGCAGCAGCTAGATATTTGAATTGCTCTTATCAACATTATAAAAAGTGGGCTAAGTTCTATGAAAGTGATACACATGATAGTTTATTTGCACAGCATAAAAACCAATCAGGTAAAGGAATACCTAAGTTTTTAAGAACTGGTGGTAAGGAACCTGCATTATTAGATATTATTGAAGGTAGGGCTAATGCATCATCATTCACACCAGCTAAAATTAAATATAGACTTTTAACTGAGGGTTATTTAGAAGAAAAATGTACTATGTGTGGGTTTCAAGAACGTAGGGTATTGGATTATAAAATGCCTTTATTGTTACATTTCAAAGATAATAATAAAAAAAATTATAAATTAGATAATATAGAACTACTATGTTATAACCATTATTTTCTAACAGTAGGTGACATTTTTACTGAAAAACAAGTTGAAGGTATTGAGGATCATAAACCAGTAAATCAGGGTAAAGTAGAGTGGGAAGTTGATGATTACCATCTTGAACGTTTAAAAGAATTAGGATTGGGTGATGATGGTGAAGATGAATTAAATATAATCTCAAGAATATAAATTATGAATAAATTACCAGATTGGTTTAATGGAATATTATATGATAAGGGTGATACAGTTAGAAACCCATTTTCAGGTGAGGAATTTGAATTAACGGCTGAGGAGCTATCGATGTATGATTTTATAGTTGGTAGTCAGTTATTGTTTGAAATGATGCCTGGTAATATATCTGAAAAGGGTATTAAAGAATTTAAAGCGGGGTTAGATTGGTTTAGAGAAAATAATCTTGAGGCATATAAAATATTACTTGATTGATAAATCCATTTAAACAATATGAGCAAAAAAACCAGAAATATTAAGAGAAAAAAACACGACCAAATAGTAAATGATTATGATAAAATTAAATCAAAACATTTGGAAAGATTAGCAAATAAAATTCTTAAAGATGAAGAAAAGAGAGATAATTTAAGATTAAAACACATTAAAGGTAACTTTTTAGATAAATTTTAACATATGAAACTTTTTAAATACAATTCAAATAAACTACAATTTGAACCTCTAACCCGAGATTATGGGATAGTTTTCTTAAAAATAGCATTAATATTTTTTTTAACAATTTCCTTTTTAGGATTAACGCATGCCCCTAGAGATCCTGAAATTATTACTGAAACAGAGAAAATATTAATTATAGAGGAAGCTAATGAATTTAGTGAGGAAAAATTAATAGAAAAAATTGCTAAATTAAATTTTAAATTTCCACATATTATATTAGCTCAGTCAATTTTAGAAACAGGACATTATGAGTCTAAAATTTTTGTAGAAAATCATAACTTATTTGGTATGAAGGAAGCTCGTGTAAGACTTAATTTAGCTGAAGGAACTCAATATGGACATGCTTATTACAATAACTGGGAAGAATCAGTAATGGATTATGCTTTATGGTATTCAACCTATGCTTATAAGTGTAAAACAGAAAAGCAGTTATATAAGTTGTTAGATAAACAATATGCTGAAGCCACGGCATATGTATCATCGTTACAGCATGTAATTAAAATAAATAACTTAAAAGAAAAATTCGAATAAAATGGCTAAAATGGCATCTTTTACCCACAAGGGGAGTAGAAGAAAAAAGCGTCCTGGTGTTCACGCTAAAACTAAAACATCAAAAATGAAAAACAGTGTTAATTATAAAAAAGCCTATAGAGGACAAGGCAAAACCTAAAATGAAGTGAGATTATGTCGAAGAATTCAATACAACAAACGGTAGAACAAACCAAAGAATGGAGACTATGGATGATAAAAAGAGGAAGTTTAAAGATAAAGAAGAAAACCAAACCTTTATACAAAATACAGTAAAGAAGAAGAAAGAAATGGATCATTTTAAACATTTTGATGAAGATGTTTTATTAGAAATGTCCTTATATTATCCTGATCAACTTAGAAAAATGTGTATGTTAATAAGTTTAGATCAACAATTAGAAAAAGAACGTTATGAAAAATATGAAAATCGTTATAATAGGGGAGACTTGTGTTGATAAATTTATATACTGTAATATAAATAGATTATCCCCAGAAGCACCAGTCCCAGTATTAATTCCAACCCATACTGAAAAAAACCAGGGCATGTCGGGTAATACTTGTGCTAATATTAAAGCATTATCACCAGACTCACAAGTTATTCACTTTTCAAATTTAAAACAAATAACAAAAACAAGGTATGTAGAAAAGAAAACAAACCATATGTTTTTAAGGGTTGATGAAGGTGATGATAATATTGAATGCTTTGAATGGAATGATGATTATATCTATTTTTTAAAAGAAGCTGATATTGTTATTGTAAGCGATTATGATAAAGGATACTTAACAGACAGGGATTTAATAAAAATTGCTACATATTCAAAATTATCAATCTTAGATAGCAAACGTAAACTTACAGATAGAATTATAAATTCTTTTAATTTTGTTAAATTAAATGAAGAAGAATGGGAAAATCAACCAACAGTAAACCCCAGTAATATTATTGTAACTTTAGGATCTAAAGGCTCAATGTATATGGGAGAAAGATTTCCATCTGATAATCCACAAGAAACAATTGATGTTAGTGGTGCTGGAGATACATTTACAGCTGCATTTGCTATATCATATGCAACATCCCCATCAGTTCCAAACGCTATTAGATATGCTAATAAAATAGCATCTAAAGTCGTTAGTAAACGAGGAGTAAAGACTCCCGCATAGATGTTTGGAGAAGCGAGAGAGGATTCGTATATTTACGTATAAATAAAGGTAAAGCATATGGCACTCTGGAAATTCACAAATTTAAATAAATACGGAAACCCAAGATCTAGGATTATTTATAGACCTGATGGTGAAGCTTTTGGGTTTAATCCTAAAGGTTTTGGTCCATTTGTTAATGTTCAAAGGTTTAGATATGAGCATAAACACGAATTAATTCCTCCGGCATTGATAGTATCAAATGGTAAAAAATATATTGTACCAACATGGAAAGAAGTTGATCCAAATACTACTTTAAATGATATTCAATGGGTTAGACCAAAAGTTAAAATAACTAAATCTAAAACTATAGTTAAAATTAATAAAAGTAGTAGTGGTGACGATGAATATACTACAAAATACTACCCAGATTCAGGTAGATGTCATTGTGATTGTCCTGGTACTTGGAGGACTAGAGGAAATTGTAAACATGTAAAACAAATGAGAAATGAGCAACAGGGGTAGACCATCAGAGCAAACAGAACGTAAAACAAAGTATGTTCTAGAATTTATCGATGTGCCATCAAAACCAGAATTAGGTGGTAGAGCATTGTGGCATTTTGATGAATCCATAAATAAAAATGGACCTTTTAAAGTAGAACATTTTCCAGGACCTAATGAAAAAAAACAAAAAATAGATAAACCACAAAAAGGTAAGTCATACAATAAAATGCCAGTAGTTATGGTTTTTAAAACGTCAAAACGTTCAAATGCTAAAACCAAAATGAAAATTTGGAGGAATGAAAATGTAGATTATATTATATCAGCTAAAAAACTTCCAGGCGTTCCTGACCGGGCTATTATACTACATTTAGGGGTAGGTGAAAGTTTTATTGAAAAATGGCAATTAGAATATAGTTTGTAATATTTATCAACGAATAAAAAATTAAACACAATGGCAACTCGAGCACTTATAGGCTATTTAGATGAAGATAGAAACTTCACTTGCACATACAACCACTACGATGGTTACCCAGAAGGTTTAGGTAAAACATTACTTAACCATTATGATACTGAAGATACAGCTAAAAAAATAGCAAACACAGGATATATCTCATCTGTAGATGAAGATGGGGAAATACATTCAAAATATGATGAACCAGCTAATAAAATAAGATTAGATGGTGAGTGGGAAGATGCATTAGAAGAAATGGCTGGTAAAGTAGATGAATATGGTGGTGATTATGGTTATATTTGGTGGGAAGGTGATGGAGATTGGGTCCAAATAAAAAATACTGGTATCAGAAGTATGATGGATCAAATAGCAAACCAAATGACATCAGCTACTGGCATGTTTGGTCCTATTGATGAAAGTAAAAAAGGAGAATTAGATGAAAACTATAATACAAAATGGAATCAATTTATTACTGAAAGCAGTGCAATAGATGACCAATGGACATTGTATGTAAAATCATTAGTTAATGCCATTAGATTAAACGGAGTTGATGATTATATTGACTTTAGTGAAGATGATTTTAAGGAAGATTTTAATAATTATATAGCAGATAAAATGGATCTCTAGTATTATTTTTCACCCCTGATCCTAAAATTGAGGCACCATCGGTGCCTCTTTTTTATGTAAAAAATTTGGAGAAGCAAAAAATCATTCGTATATTCATACCATGAATAAAGAGAGGATACAATCTATAATAAATAAAACTTACCCAAAAATAGAAAAATATTATGGTAATTCAAAATACCATAATTGTACTCCTTATATTGAACTTCACCACAACATTTATATAAGACTTAGCGGTATTGATTATGACCAAGATATTCTATCAGAAACAGAATGTAACCCTGATGCTGAATATGATAAGGATGATAATACTATTGTAATTTATTGGCCTAAAATGATTGATAAAGAAACAATTATTAGGTCTTTAATACATGAATACCAACATTATTTACAATCACCCTCATGGATGAAACGATATTATAATATAGGATATGATTATAATACCCACCCCTATGAAGTGCTAGCAAAAGAAGAAGAAGAAAATTGGAAGATATTTGCGTAAAAATTTGGAGAAGCAAAAAATAGTTCGTATATTTACGGGGTAAATGAGGCATGAAGCCAATAGAACACAAATAAATTAATAAAGGTTATATGAAAATCAATTTAAATCCATCCAATTCAAAAGTAATAAATGAAGTTGTATTTGTTACAGCATTAAAAGTTCAATCAATGTCTAAAAAATTAGAAGAACTTGTAGAGTATGGTAATAATATTAAACACCCAACATTAGGAATAATGTATCAATATAATGGGAAGTTTTCAAGAACTAATTCATAAAAATAAAAGTTATGTTAAAATCAATAAATTATAAAGCAGTTATTGGAGGTTTGGTGTCATTAGGAGTAGCATATCTTATTGTAGCTGGTATAGCCCAACAATATATTCACTTTTCAGATCCATTAAATGAAATGGGTACATTTATGTGTGCTATTTTCTTGGGTGTTGGTTCATTCATGTGTATAAAAAATAAATAAAATAATCATGAGTAATTATAGTGGAAGTTTAGAAGGTTTAGTTAATAATTTTCCAACCAAATATGAGGAGGGTTTTATAATTGAAGAAATTGATAAGATTCTTCAACTATTTCCTGATATAAATGTTGGAAAGTTTGATGGTGCTTTAGATCATAATACTATAATGGTTAAGGATGGTAATCATATTAATTACCATTGTGATATCATTACAGCATTAAGGTGTGGGCTTGAAAATAGAGATATTAATTTAAGTGAATGGGATTAAAAAATAATATTATGAATAAATTTGAAGAAAAAGTATTTTGGAAAGATGGATTTGATGGTAAAGCATTAGGTGGTCTTATGTTTAGGTCATTTGACTTAAATAAATTCCTTAAAAAAATAGAAATTGATAACGGACATGAAGTTGTTGGTATTCAATTTGATGGTAATAATCTAGAAGTAATAATTAAAAAAGAAGACAATGATAATTAAAACCAAAGAAGATGGTTGGGGTTGTATCCCAGAACTAAAAGATGTGGTTAGTAAAATTGAATCTTTAGATAGCTATAAATACGAAATTAATAATTGTGTTAGATCCTCAGAATTAAAGAATATGGTGGTTGAGATGAAAGAATTAATGGAAGAAGCAATAGAAGCATTAGACGATATTGACACCAGTAAAGAATATGAAACAGTAGATTGTAACAACTGTGATGAGATGGAATTATATGGGGATGAAGAATGTCCTGATTGTGGAAGAGAAGCAGAATATATTAATTAAAATAAATAAAATTTATGGCAAAAGTAAAAAAATCATTTTTAACTCCTAAATGGTTAGAAGTTAAAGAAATGTATGAAAAAGACACAAATGGTTCTGACAAGTATGGTACCAATTTCCAAGTTGATGGTGAATTAGACGTGTTAACACGTGAATTTATTGATATTATTGGTGAATATACACACCAATTTGGTTGGGATTGTGTTATTGAAGGTGTAAAGATGGATTTGTGGAAAGAACGAATATGGTCCTTAGTAGAAAATGCAGGTTTACTTCCTGAAATTGCTTGGAGAGATGACTTAGAAGCAGATAGATTAGCTGAAGAAGAAGCTGAAGAAGATATTTACGAATTGGATCTAGACGAACTAGAAGCAGAAATATATAATTCATAATATGGAAACTACAAAACAATACACAGGTGAGTATATTTCACTATTTGATCATTTAGGTCATGCCGCAGGTGGTGAATTAGGTACAAAAGTAGCCTATGCAGCTTTTAAAGCAGGAGTTAAAAATAAAGTTAGACAATTAAATGAAAGTTATTATACGGGTGAAATTTACACTTACCCAAGTGACTTTTTAGTTGATTATTTTAATAATAAATTATAATGGATAAAAACGAAAAAGAAAAACTATACAATAAGTTAAGTTTGATTCTTCAATTAGTTGAAGATCATAGCAATCGTGAAGCAATGCAACATCTTGAAGAATTAATTCATAGAATTCAATTCAATAAAATTTAATATATGTTGTATAAGGATATGCTAATTGGGATATTTATGTTTAGTATGGCTCACATACTAACATTCTTTCAATTAAATGGTCAATTCTTTAAAATTGATTGGTTTAGGAAAAATGAATTACTAGTAGCAGCAGCGGGTATAATTCTATCATTATTTTATATTTGGGGGACTAAATATACTGTTAATGCATTTGAGGGTTTGCTTTGGCCTGCTAGATTTGTTGGATTTGGGGTTGGAATGATAATTTATGCTATTGGAGTTAATTATTATTTCGGTGAAACATTATCTCCAAAAACAATAATTAGTTTAGGTATATCATTAATCTTAATTTGCATCCAAGTATTATGGAAATAAAAATCAAAAAGGCTTTTATACAAATAATATCCAGTTAATACGTATATACAATGATATTGGATTATATTAAATATGTAAATGATAGAGCTTACATTGTTAAACGTGAGACTCCTATTCATACCTTTGAGCAAAAAGGTGAAAATAGATTAAATATGAGACTACTAGAAGCATACCGCGATTACCTCGGATGCGATCATGTCTTAAGAACCCCAACACACTTTCTAATGTGTGAAACCATTCCCGAAGCGGAAGTAATTGAAGAAAATGTCGAAAGTTGATTATCGGGATTGGATGACGGAGGATCCCTTCCACCCCTGCCTTAAATGCGGTGCTGAAGAATTTAAATTAAATTGGGAGACTGATATCTACACATGCATAGAATGTGGAGAGCCTTTGATAGCCCCAAAAGAACCCCAAAAAAAGAAGAGGCTTCTGAAGAAGCGCCCACGTCTTGAGGAAGACTGGGAGTAAGTTTTGTAGGCTCCATATTTATAACCAAAATAATGATAAATAAACCTTTAGGATTTTATACTTATGGAATGGGGTGGTATGATGATACAGTTGGAAGCGGGTATTATAATTATTTTGATGGCTTCCGTATATGTCAAGTAGTTAATAGTAATGGGGATCCTGGTGATTCTTACTCTGCTTTATCTACTTCTAGATGGAGAGTACCTGGTGCTTATACAATTTCCTTATCAGAAGGTGAGCCAGAGTTTCAGTGGGCAACTCCAGCTGATGGAGGAGGAGGTGATTCTCCTTGGGCTGTAATGGGAACAACTGAAACACTTGGGATTTCTAATGATGCTAGTTTAGATAATACAAATCCAGCTTGGTGGTGTGGGCAGGATTTTGAAGATGATGATGATTTATTTGGAGTTATTAATTCTTTACCATTTAATCAAATAAATGGTAATTCCTATTCTTCTGACACATACTCAAGAGATCAACTAGTACAGGAGACATATAAAAATGGATTTTGGATTTGGAGGAGAGATAATCTCCCTCCCCTTACACAAAGTTGTCTCTTAAGTTATGAATTTGAAATGGAAGAATGTTGGGCAAGTGAAGAAGGAGAAGTATTTGATTTAAGTGGAAATGGAAATACTGGAACAATAATAAGTGCAGTAACTGAACCTGCATGGACTGCTTGGAATGCTGATGCTTCTGCACCATATTGTGGGGTTTTTCCCATGCAGAAGCAAAATAAAATTCAGATTCAAAATGATATAGAAACAACTAATTCTAAATGTACTTATGAGTGGCTTGGTAAGGTTACAGATGCTACTAATTATAATAATTATGTCTTTCAAACTGAAAATAGTGTGTTTTTTAGACAAAACCCCGCAGGCACTGAGTGGGATTTTTCCTCTAAAATACAAGCAACATCTCCAGATTGCATGCTTCCCAATCACTCCACCTTAGCCATAGATTATCAGTCACAAACAGCATATTTGTGGTGTGGAAATAGTGGTGGTTGGAGTCAGGCTGGATGGAGTAATGGAATAAATAGCTCAATATATGGAGAGGTTGGTGCTGATTTTACAATAGGTGGATTAGGATCAAGTGGATATCATTATGATGGGGATATGAATATGTTTAGAATATGGGATGGTAACTTGAATGCCACTCAAGCTGAAATATTGTGGTATCATAGCCAATATAAAACACATTGGTAACATCCCTACGAAGAAGTTTGGAAAAGCAGGAAATTATTCGTATATTTACGACGTAAATCGGGTGCAAGCCCAATAAAACAGTTATGAAGAAAAAAATATTATATTTGCATGGATTAGAAAGTGGTCAAGGTGGAGAAAAAGTTGACTTCCTTGCAAGAAATTCATTTGTTCATGCTCCTGAATTAGATTATACACGAAGCGATATCTTTTCATTTTTAATTAGCACAGTTGAGGAATTTAAACCTGATGTAATAGTTGGATCTTCAATGGGTGGATATTCAGCATTTGTTTTAGGTGCGCTTTATAAAATTCCAGTTGTTGCTTTCAATCCTGCTTTACATTCTAGAACATTAGAGCCTAATTTCCCTGAATTTGTAAATGCCCACATTCCTGATGATCTTAATGTTATAATTGGTGAGAAAGACACCGTTATTAGTGGTAAACGAACGTTAGATTGGCTTAAAGATCATGTTAGAGATAGGTATGTGAAGTATGAGGTACATCATGTTAAAACAATGGGGCATAGAGTGCCACTTGATGTATTTTCCGATATGTATAATAAAACAATCAAATAAGATGAAAGAATTAAATAATTTTAGAGAATTTCTCTACGAATCCCAATTTAAAGTTGGAGATAAAGTAACTATGACATCTGGTGGTGAAGATATGGAAATTACTAAAACACGTAGAATGTTTGGATCCGATATAAATGCTTACACAGTTAAGAAAGCAGATGGTGAAGAAGTTGAGTATGATGAGAATCAATTGAAATTAGCTGAGGGTAAAGTAGATAGTCAACTTGATAAGTTATTTAGATTAAGTATAGGAGCCCACGTTGATCATGGTGAAGATAGATTATACAAGCTTACACAAGCTTGGGAAGCTTGGAATGTAGATAATGATGACAAGTATGATGAATTAGTTGATCCATTATATATGGCAGTAGAACTCGTACAAGATGCAGGTGTTCCTGGTGTAAATAATGTTGAAGATGATAAAGAATATCGCATGTATATTAAATCAGCAGATAAACATCTAAAACAATTCAATAAAGATGCTGCTGCCGCAGCAAAGGAGTTGAATAAAACTCAACTAAATGAAAGTGCTCCTGGATATGATACTAGAAAATTTGGTGGTGCTTTACCAACATTAGAAAGTGTTAAGGCAGCTTATGAAGCTAAAGGGGATAAAGAAGAAGTTAAAGAAGGAATTTGGAATATTGGCAATCCAGCTGATATTAATAAATTTATTGAAGAACTAATGGTAATGAAAGATGATTACTATGCAGTAGTAGGAAGTGATACTGTA